ATGCTGACGGTCAGGGAAATCAAGGCGGCGCCCGCGGGGCGCTACGGGGACGCGGGCGGTCTGTCCCTCATCAAGGCGAGCCCGGACGCTGGGAAATGGAACTTCCGCTATTCGTTTCTTGGGACGCGGCGCAACATGGGGCTCGGCTCATGGCCTGAGGTCGGTCTATCCGACGCGCGCCGGGAGAGAGACCGCTGGGCGGCCGTGCTGCGAGCCGGGCGAGACCCGATCACCGAGCGGAACGAAGAGCGCGCCGCCACGAAAGCACAGCGCGACAAGACAGATCCCACATTTGCAGAGATGGCGCAGATTGTCTTCGAGGCGCGGAAGGCAACCTTGCGCGGCGGCGGCGAGCGTGGCCGATGGTTCTCCCCGCTTCAGCGGCATGTTCTACCGCACATCGGCAAGATGCGCGTCTCCGAAATCACCCCTCAGGACATCAAGGGGGCCCTGGCCCCGATCTGGCGGACGAAATTCCCGACTGCCGAGAAGGCGCTGCAACGCACCAGGATTGTGCTGCATGAGGGGCGGCTGATGGGATTCGGCTGCGACCCGTTCTCGGCCGAGGCGGCGCAGCGGATGCTCGGGGCAGTCATCCACACGCCGAAGCACATCCCCGCTACCCCATGGGAGGACATGCCAGCGCTCTACGCCAAGCTCAGCGCAGGGACCGTGGGGCACGAGTGCCTGCGCTTCATGATGCTGACGCTGGTCAGGTACATGGGATGCGCCGGCGCGAGGGCGGCTGAGGTGGACGGCGATGTCTGGACCGTCCCGCCGGAGCGGATGAAAGGGACGCTGAAGCACGTTCGCGAATTTCGCGTGCCGCTGACCGATCCAGCCCTTGCGATCGTGCAGCGGCAGAAAGAGGCGTTTGGGGATGTCCTGTTCACCGGCGGCCGCGGTGCGCCGATCTCGAGCGCGGCGATAGAGAAGGCCCTGCGCGTGCTCAAGGAGGATGGTCGGCCACACGGCTTCCGGTCGTCGTTCCGCATGTGGGTGCAAGACACCGATGCTTGCTCATTCGATGTGGCCGAAACGATCCTGGGACACACTGTCGGCGGACGGATCGAGAGGACCTATGCCCGCTCGGATCTGCTGGAGCGGCGCCGCCCGGTGATGGAGGCATGGGCGCGGTTCGTCACTGGCGAGGCAGAGAATGTGGTGCGGCTGTCGGGCTGATGGAGTGTGGCCTAGCTTCCCATAGACCTGTCGAGCGCGTCGTTCTGCTTGAGCGTCTCCATGGCGCGGCTCACCTCTTCCTCCCACGCCCAGCGGCAATGATCGGACTGGCTTGGCCAGATAGCCGAGAGCGGCTGAAAGGTGGCGTTGATGGCACGGTAGCGCCAGTCCCATCGTCCGTCTCCGGCGCCGAGAACGGCCTCAGCATAGGCCCGGGCGGAAAGCGTCTGATCAGGTGAACCAGCGAAGAGAACGACGTTGGCAAATCGAGACACGAGGGACAAGAGCCCGCCCGCGACGGTCCAGACAGCGATCGCGCTCCGGTTCCTCATGCTGCAGACCCCCATCAGCTACCGCCTGAGCTCCCGGACCACTCCGATGGCCGCGGCCCCGCCAAAATAGAACGTCACGATCCTCAGCTGCAGGTCCAGCAGGTCGGCAGACAGCGCGTCGGTGGCGTCGAGCCCCAGCACCTTGTCCCAGATCAGCAGCTTGGCGTTGTAGAGGATGAACGGCGCCGCCCAGGCGGCCTGCACCCAGGCGGTCAGGCGGCCGCCGAGCGCTCGGTTCGCCTGGCGCTCCTGCAGCTCGGCGATGCGGATCTCGGCCGCGATCCGGTCGGCATCGTTGGCGGCGCGCAGCCGCGCCTCGTAGGCCTCGCGCAGCTGGCCCGCCAGCCCGCCGCCGAGGATCTGCACCAGCCAGCCCATCACGACGCCTCGCGCATGCAATAGCCGTATTCCTCGGTCCGGCGGTTCCGGAGCCCCGCGACGACGCGCCCGCCCGCCTTGTTCCACCAGGTCAGGGCCTCGCAGGCACCCGGCACGTCGCCCTCGTTCAGGCGCCGGGTCGCGGTGGATCGACCCGCCCCGGCCACGCCGACGTTGATGGCAAGGCTGGTAAAGGCCGCATCCCGGGGCGGCGGCAGGCGCCGGGCACGGGTCTCGGCCGAGAAGTGGGGCAGAAGCCGGGCGCGGTACTCGCGCACCTCGGCGCGCAGCAGGGCCTCGCAGTCCGCATCCGACAGGACCATGCCCGGCCGCGCGGTGCGCGTGTGGCCGTAGCAGATCGTCCAGACGCCCACGAGGTCCTGGTAGGCCGCGTTCCGCTTGCCTTCCCATTTCGCGATCAGCGGCACGGCGAGCGCCAGCGCGCGGGCCTCCTGCGTCTGGGCGCTTTCCGGGGCCGAGGTCGGAATTCCGATATCGGGCTGGGGTTGAGGGAAGGCGAAGACGGCGATCAGCACCAGACCGGCGACGGCGATCAGGATCTTATTCATCGCCGATCCCCTGCGCCAGAAGCCGACCGACCGCGCCGTAGGCCAGCAGGCCCAGATAGATCCAGGCGACCAGCATGGGCGGGATCGGCAGCCAGGGCAGCATGGCGATGATCGAGACGAGGCCCGTCCAGATCACGCCGAGGATCAGCGCGCGCATCGAGTGCGACCGCCACAGAACCGCCCGCCAGTTCGGAATCAACGCGGGAAGGTATTTCATGATGAAGTTCAGCATTTGGCCCTCCTTGGGCTCTGTCAGGTATGGTGAAGCCGTCTGGCCCCGACCTCAGGGCCAGACGATCAGCGCGAGCCAGATGACCGCAGTGATGGTGAGGTACAGGGCCGGGCTCATTTCCCGCCCCTCCACTGGCGCAGCAATTCGAGCGCGGCGGCGGGGTTCTTCTTGATGACGAGAAGCGTCGCGGCACAGACCTCGAGCGCCAGCGGCCCCAGCACGGTTACGCCCACAATGGTCAGGCGCTCGGGCGTGCCAAACCACTCGGAAACCTCCGAGCCGACCGCGAGCCCCGCGGCGGCCGAGGCGGTGGTGACGCCGAGGCGGCCTATCAGCGCCATGCCATCGGTGCGGATCCAGACCAGCACCAGCGCGGCGAATACTGCCAGCGCAGTTCTGACCACGTTCTCTGTCGTTTCGATCATCCCCGTCTCCTTCGGGCCTTGACGGTGCTTACGCAGGGGCGAGCGTGAGCTTCAGTTCGGTGCCGCTGGTGTCCCACGAGGCGACCAAGTTGGGATCGACCTTGATGGCGGTGCAGGTCGCGCCATTGGAAAGCGCATCGACATTGACGAACGTGTGCGTCCCTGGGCCCCTTCCAGTGCAGTCGGCTTCGAGGTTGGACCCGGCCTCAAGGATCACCGAGGAGACGACATTGGGCGCCGCGGTCCCGTTCACGCCGGACCGGAACTCGCGGATCGTTGCCAGATCGCCGTTTTCCCCAGCGACGAACCGGAGTGTCGCCCCGGCCTCCACCGTCAGCACTGCGGCTTCGCCGCCGGTCCCGTCGAACCCGACGCGCGGGCCGCCGCCGACGATCTCCATTTTCCGGCCGGACCTGACCGTCATCGCGGCGGCGCCATAAGCACAGAGGAACTCGGCCTTGCCGTGCGGATCGGTCGAGCCGTCCACATGGATATCTGCCGGTCCCGAGAAGGTGCCGGTATTGGCGAACCGACCACCCTTGACCGTCACCGCCAGCGGCGCCGCGCCCTGATAGCCCTTGATCCAGATCTGGCCGCTTTCGTCGGTAGTAAGCGCCCCGCCTCCGCTGCAGACCGGCCCAGCCGAGACGTTCAACCGTCCGTTCACCGCCTGCAGATGCCCGCCCGCGCCGAGATCCAGATCGGCCACGGTCAGGGTGTGGTCCTGGAAGAACACCTTGTGCCCGTTGAGCTTCACGGTATCGCCCGCGAAGCTGCCCGGGATCAGGTCGCCGCCCCAGTTGTTGGGATTGTCCCAGCGGCAGCCGTCCTCGGCCAGATCCGGCACGAAGGAACAGGCCGCGGCTTTCGTCCGCCAGGTCGGCGCGATTCCCACAGGGGCCTGCATGAAGGCGATGAAACTGCGCACCAGTGCCTTGATCTCGGGGCCCTGATGCTCGCGGAGCCACCAGTAGATGTCCATGATGTCGGTCGTGGTGTCGGGGGCGTTGCCCCGCTGCGCATCGTACCAGCGGAAGATCGTGGCATCGTTGACATTGCTCAGGTCGACACCGTCCGGGTTGTAGGTTTTCGCCCCCCAATAGGCCAGCGTCTGCCGCTCTCGTCCCTTGTAGTGTTCGAAGATGCCGCCCTCGCTGAACTCGTCTTCCACATAGATCAGCCCGTCCCTGCGAGCATGGACATCTCCGTTCCAGTCGCTGACCAGCCGACCCGCGTCAGCAGGGTCGTTCGGATTGAGATCGTGCAGCACAAGGAACCGGTCGAACGCCACCAACGGCGCGGAGACCTTGACGCCCTCGCTGAGTGCATTCCCCGCTTTGGGGCCGTCGTGGTAGCCCGCATGGGTCACAACCACGTCTTGTCCCAGCGACCGGTGGCCATCCGCGTAACCCGGGTAGACCGGATCGGAATAGTTGTCGAAAACGCCCTTTCCGAACGCAAACACCTGATTGCCCCAAGTGAATGCGCAGTTACGCATCACCGCGCCCGCGCGAAGCTGGATCAGCGACCCGCCCGACCCGAAGACGAAGTTGTCGCGCAGCAGGATATGACGGGTGTAGCTGTCGAAATAGATCGGGTGTGTCAGCAGGTTGGGGCCGGGGGGCGCAAAGCCTTCCAGTCCCCACCTTTCGTCCGATCTATTCTCGATGAACGGGTAGCCGTCAACATTATTGTCTATCGAGAAATCAGGAGCGAAACCCCCGAAACTGATGAAATTCCCTTGGAGTATGATGCCGCTACAGCCGCCGCCGGGTTTGACACAAGATGGACGGTAGTTGCCCGCCCAACTGTTTGGGCTCCCCTCCTTAACATCATCCGGGTTGAACGCATGCGGGATGATACTGTTTCGGACCGTGAACCTAGCCGGATAACCAAACGTATCCTGATTGTAGAAGTAGACGCTACCGAGGACGATGCAGTCCTCGATGATGACATTGGACCCGGCAGCACTTTCCACGCCTTGCCCCAACGGAAAATCTACTCCACGGATGACCAGCCCATGTACCTTGATAGAACCGTTGAATTTCATGAGCCCCAAGATCGGACGGGGTCCTTCCCCCCACGTGAGGACGGCATGCGGATGCAACAGGCCATCTCCACCCGGAAATGCGACCCCCTTCTCACCGCTGTAGTCGTAGCCCCGCTCGTAATAGACATAGACGGTCTTAAAGCCGTGATCATTGACGAGTGCGGAGACGACGCCTTTAGCCGCGAGAGGTGTGAGCGGCTTGGCCTGTGATCCGAAATAAGTCGTCGGATCGTAGCTCACGGCATGGTCGAGGACGGTGCCACCCCCGGGGGTAAGCTGCGCGGCGATGTAATCGTCCACGCGGCCCGTGGCCATCCATGAGCCCACCTCGGAGACCACATCTGCAAGCTCATAGGCGCTGGCCGAGAGGCTGATATGGATGTCGGCATGGGTCTCGCCGGGTTCCAGCACGGTCGCGTCGTTGCTGTCGACCGCCAGCTTGATCCCGCGCCCGCAGGACCAGCCGCACAACGTCCTATGGGCGTCTACACGGGCTGAGATGGTGGTGTCTTGTGCGCCCTTGCCCACCTGCTTCACGCGCAGCGTGAACGTGATAGGGTTGGTGCTCAGAACTCGGTCCGTAACCATCTTTGACAGCGGGTTCTCTGGGTTCCACAGAACCGTTGGCTCGTCGGAGACTTTCCGGGTCTCGGGGATGTCAACGGTGTTCACGATCACCGCGTCGTCCACAATCGACACATGCCCGTAATCCGAGGGCTGGGAGAACACCTCGATGGACTCGATGTCGGCTGCGATGGCATCGAACGGGATGCGTGAGACGATCCCGAGGTCCGCAGCCTCGTTAACCTGATCGGGAACCTCGGTCGGAGGGGTATATTCTGCCCATGCCGGGCTGCGCCCTGCAACGAGGGTATTCCCGGCGGAATTCCGGACGGACAAATCAACCTCGGACCCTGTCGGAATTCCAGAAAAATCTATCTTGGGCATATCACAAATCCCATTTCAATTTCAGGTAGTCATGGGCGGGGGATTGAGTTGCCGTATCTCCATCGAGAATGCCCTCGCAGAAACGTCCACCAAGCCCTCGGGACTCGCCAAAGCGGAAGAGTCTAAGCATGGTCGCATCCAAAGCAGTTGGGTATGCAAGCCCGGCGACCTGCGCCCCGTTCAGCATGAACCGAGCTACGCTATTGCTTTTGTCTGCCAAGATCTGGACGCAGTGCAGCCCGGAGACGGGTTCGACAGAGGGGAACGCGTTTTCCTGCCCGAAATAGAACCGCCCCCTGAAATACGCATCAGACGCGGCGCTCATGTACGCATTGACCGTGCTTCCAGCGCCCAGAGTCTGGAACAGGCTGTCCAAAATATTGTCTACCTCCCCGATATAGACAACGAGCGACAGAACCCAATTGCCATCGTCAGGGAAAGCGATTGCATCCGTTTCGAGGCGATCGATCACCCCGTCCATGACGACGGTGTTGAGCCCGTTCACATCGCTGGCCGCTACGCCGGTTGTCCCGGTCCCGGTCAGATGCGCGCTGCCGATCTTGTCGCTGATCTGACCGATCGCACCCGCGGTATGGGTGATGGTCGCCTCGTCCGAGGCATCCCACCAGGCCACAGCACTGGCCGAGCTTCGCGGGCTGTAGCCGGAGGACGAGGGGCTCACTATTTGAGCGGTTGCAGCAACGTTCGACAGAGCGTCCGAAGCATCCTGCTTCTGCACCAGATAGACCGTCGCCGAAATCGGCTCGGCCAGTCCCGAGATCGTTAGCGTCTGCTGGCCCGCGGCCGAGACCACACGAGACCCCGCATAGGGCGCCGCGACTGCTTCACCAGCGGCATCTTGCCCGGCCACGATTTGCGCGGCCGAGGGCGCGGCTCCGCTGGTGATCACATAGAAGATCGACCCGGCGGAGCGGTTCGTGGTCACGGCAACGGAGACTTGCCCCGACGCTGTGCGGGCACCGGAAACCGCAGTCAGGCTCGCGACCACGGTCCCAGAAATCTGAATTCCTTCGGTGGCCGCCGCCACCGGGGCCGCCGCGCCGGATTGGGTGCCTACCTCGCCATAGGAGAGGCCGTTCGCGACATCAGCTGCGACAACTTCATGGGTGGGCCCGGTCTCGCCCGTGATCACCGTGCCGTTCCGCAGCCAGCGAGACGTAATGGTCAGGGCGCCCAGCGTCTGCTGATAGACCCACAGGAACGGTAGCCCGCTCAGCGTCTCACCCAGCGCGGGCGTGCCCGACAGCGCCGGCTGCACAAGGCAGACCGGACCGGTTTCGAGCGCGGCCAGATCGAGGCTGAAACTGCCCGCATAGACCATGGGCTGGGACAGCACGAACTCGACCGTCGACCGGGCCCCGTCGGCATAGCTGACACCGAAGGTGCCGTCGCCATTGTCCCGGGCCTGGAAGTTCAGCGCCACCACCACCGGGCTGGCCGTACTGTCCCGGGTGACCGGGCTGCCGCCGCTTGGGGTTTCGATCTGGCGGACCTTGATCTGGTGACCGATGTCGGCCTCGGTCAGCACATAGCTGTCTTCGGTTGCATCGGAAATCGCGTCGCTGCCGCGATACCATTGCCAAGTTCTGACCGAGGACCCTCCCGAAACCGATCCGGCTGTCGCGTTCAGTTCATTGCCTTCGACTGCTGCGGCGGTGCCCAGGATCGGCGCGCTGTCGATCGACAGCATAGGTGTGGTTGAATCCGCTGTCTCGACAGGATCGCCAATGAGACGCGAACCCGCGGTTCGCGCCCCAGACATCCGGCTCCCTTTGAGCCGGCCCGATATGCCGGCGCGGAACATCAGGCCGGGCCGTCCGTGATCGTGGCATCCTGGCCAGCGACGCGCGCCGCGACCCAGAGGCGCTCACCATCCCGCAGCGTCAACGCCCGCTCACCATTCGTTTCAATCGAATGCCCCTGCTCCGCAGAGAGCAGGGGAGCAGTGTCGTCCGCGCTGATCGCGTAGAAGATCGGGTAGGCCGGGCTCGGGTTCGTCATGAGAACCCCGGTATCCCCGACCGCTGTGATGCGGGCGACGGGGGTCCAGGTCTTCGACAGGGGGTAGAGTTTAGTCGGCATGATGGGCGGCTCCTGCGCTCGTGGCACCAAGGGACCGCGCATCATGCGCGCTATTTGGCGGAACCCTACCACATCTAGAGGTAGCCCGCTAGTCGTAGACGAGGGGAGCCATTTCCCGCCGGAGCCTCTCGTTCAGCTTCGGATTGAGCTGCACCCCAAACTCGTTGCGCGCGCTGCGCGACTGTCGGCCGCGGATCGAGCGGATCAAGCTTTCATGTGTGATCGGATAGTCTCTGTTCTCGGCATTGAAGAGGCGGATCTCGTCGCGCACCGCATCGGACAGGCCTCGGCCCGCCATCACGCTTTCCGCAGCGTCTTGCATGATGCTTTTCCGCTCGTCCAGGATCGCGCGTTCCCGGTTCTTGAGGCGGGTATTCGCGTCATATCGCTCCGACAGCCGGGCAGGGGTGAAGCCAATGGCTTGCAACAGCGTCTCCAGCGGCTTGAAATGCTCGATGATCGGGTCGCCGTTATAGGTCTCTGCACCCTCGCGCAGATAGCGGATGGTCCGCATCTGGTCGCGGATGAACTTCGGCGATGCCGTTTCGGCCCCGCGCCACGCATGGCCGCCGGGCAAAAGTTCATCGAGATCGGTCCAGAACCGGCTATCGAGGATCATGTCGCCGCCGCGCCAGAGGTTCTCGACCATTCCCGGGGCCGCGCCGACGAGCTCCTGGAGCCAATAGGCATACTCGTCCTCGCCCTCGAGCTGACGATCCGGTGAGCGAAACCACAGATCTGGCATGCCAACGCGGGCACGCAGATCGACACCGGAGAGGTGACCGGGCACGCCGTTCAGCAGCGCGCCGACCGCATCCTTGGGGAGGATGGAAAACAGCATCTTCTCAAGGCTTTCCTCGGCCTCGTCGTCGCCGCCGGGGAAGAACATGCCCATGAGCATCATCAGAAGGGAATAACCCCAGACGCCCTTCACGCCCGCATGGAAGAGCATCATGGTCGTGATCCCGGCGAGCTGGCGGCGCGCCTCTTGTCGGACCTCCGGGCTGGCGCCGTGGAACGCCTGATGCGTGTCACGGAAGAGGCGCCACAGCATGTTCACCTGAAAGTTGCGAAAGACGAGGATCACCTTCATCCAGTCGCTTTGCATGATCCGCGGGCGGCTGGTGTTCTGATAATCGAAATGGCTTTTCCAGGTGAGATCGGCCGCGGCGTCCACCGCATCGGCATGCGGCTGTCCCTTGTCGCGCGCCAGGCGATAGGCGGCGAGGAAGGTGACTTCGCGGTTCAGGCGCTCGGCGTGATGGAAGAACCAGGACACGAAGGCCATGACGCGGGTGCGCGTGGGGCTGTATTCGACGCCCGTCTCGCCCACTCCGGCGATGTCATGGCCCTGCGTCTTGTCCACCACGCCCATGTCGTAGGCCGCTTGCATCGCCTCCTTCTCGTCGGCCGTCAGGCGCGCGCTCTCGGCCGCGTGGCCCTTGCCGCGCGTGAAATCGGCCAGCGCCCTTGTCACCGCGCGGCTGGCCGCCGTGATGCCGCCCTTTCCGTAGAAAGCCCCGAGCACCGGAACGCCGACAATGGTGGTCTGCGTCAGGTTCACGATGGCGGCGGCCGGGGACATGCCGAGGTAATAGAAGAAGGCCGCCGAGGTCATCGCCTGGGCGAAGACGGAGCCGGTCGGGTTCATGGTGAAATCGTGCCGGCGGCGCATTTCCTCGAGGATGAGGCCGTTGCGCACCGGATCGACCGTCGCCTTCACCTCTTCCTGGGCCACATCGAGCGCCTCGCTCATGTCGAGCGCGTATTTCAGGCGGGCGAGCTGGTGCGCGCCATGGAACATCTTGTGGCCGAACGCCCGCAGGGCGTCGGTGGAATATCCCGGCGTGGCCTTCCGGTGGATCCGGCTCTTGCGCAGGGACGCATCGGGCAGGGTTTCCAGCCAACGCTGCCAGATTGTGTCCATGACGGTGGAATCGGCGTCGATCTCTTCGAGCAACGCCTCGACATCGGCAACGAAATTCGGGTCAACCATGTCGCGAAACTCGGCCTTATCGCGCACCCCCATGTCGCCGGAGCGGATCTCGTATCCCTCGCGCCGCGCCTGTTTGGCCGCCTTGTCGAGCTCGCGTTCGCTCTCGAAGAGCGAGAAACTCTCGACCTTCCCGTTCTCATCGCGCAGCGTCAGGTAGTATTTCCCGAACCGTTGCAGCGGGAAATAGGGGCCTTCCAGACGATTGCTCTCGAACCGCTCGCGGAGCTGGTTGAGCCGAGCCTGCTTGCTCCACCCGCCGCGGGCCTTTGCCGTCTTGAGCGCGCGGTCGGCCGCCTCGATGGCATCTGCGCGCTCCTGCCCCTCAAGGCCATCGTCTTCGATCCGCTCCATCTCGCGGGTATGGGCGCGTTCAGCGCGCCGCACCGCCACCTCCATGGCCTTCTGCGCGTTCTGCGCGATCGCGCGTTCGAACTCGTCGGCCAGCCGGGCGTATTCGTCGCGCACGGTGCGATACATCGCCCGGTAATCCTCGGGCAGCGCCTGATATTCTGCCTTGAGCTCGGCATGGATCGGCTCCCGCCGGGCGTCCTCGTCCAGCCGTTTCTTGGCCTCCTTCCACGTCTTGGATGACTGCGCAGAGGTGCCCAGAATATCCTTGTCTCGCAGCTCGGCGCGCCGCTTGAACGGTTCGGAAGGGTCGATTCCCTCGATGGTCGAGCGGTGCATCAAGTCCATCAGGCGGTTGTTCGCCTTTCGGTCCTGCTTGGCCAGCTGACGCCATTTCTGCGCGATCTTGTCGCTTTCGGCATGCAGTTCGTTGCGCAGCGTGTCCATCTGCTCCTTAAGGCGCAGATATTTCTTGGCCGATGGTATGCCGCGGCCGAGCTCGGTGAAGAGCGGGCGCCCCGGAACCATGGACAGGAGGCCCAAACCGCCGATTCCATCCATCGCCTGCGTCAGGGCGTGGCTGACGATGGATTTTTCCCCGGCTTCGATGCTCTCGGCCTGAACCACAGGCGCGTGGCCCCAATCCGCTGTCGGTTTCTCGCCCTTTCGACGCTTGGCTTTCAGCCCGCCGCCGGGGCCGCGCGGGCCATCAGGGCCGCCGCGACCGCCAATCTCGCCCGAGCGGACGCGCTGGAACACATCGGCCGCCTGGTCGGCCTTGTTCTGACGCAGCACGCGGATGAAGGCGTTGAGCAGTTTCCCGACCTTCTCGAGAGCGCGCATGACCGCCGGCTGCGCATCCTTCTTCTCGGACCATTCGCGGAACATTTCCGCGATCACCTCTTCGATCTGGGCGTTCTCTCCGAGATCCGGGTAGAGATCGCGCACCTTCTTGCGCGTCTTCTGGTCGGCCCGGGCCGCGCGGACGAGCGTTTGCCATTCGTCGCGGGTGAAGAGCCCATGCGTGCCGCCCCAGAGCGCGGAGCTGCGCAGCATGTGGATCACCTCATGGCGCATCACGCCCTTTGCCCCGTCCTTGGCGCTGGTCGAGACCCCTATCACGTTGTCGAGGAAATAGCCGTCCAGATCGGTTTCGCCGCCGATGTCGATGGAGCCGTCGCGCACGTCGAGCTTCACGTCGCGCCCGGGCACGAGCTGGCGCAGTTCGCGCTTGAGGTCGGCGACAAGCCGACGCCGCGCGCCCGCCTTCGGCGCGGGCCGGGCCGGACCCTCGCGACGCTTTGCCCGCGGTCCAAGGTCGAGCCCAGCCTGATCGCCATCCTCGCCCAGGTCTGGGATTTCTTCCCCGGTGATCATTCGGGCTACATCCTTGAAGGCTTCCGCCTGGAACTCTGCGCCGATGTTGTCCTGCCACAGCGCGACTAGCTTCCGAAGGTCGGACGGGCTCGTGATCGACTTGGCGAAGACCTTTGCCCCGCGGCGCTGCTCGAAATCACCTACAAGATCGCGCACCGCGCGGTTCAGAACATAGGGCCGGCCGCCGCTGGTCTTGATCGTGATTGAATAGGCGCCGTTGCTGCGCACGAGGCCGACGATGCCGTCGCTGGTCATGAGCATCGGCGGGGCCGAACTGTCGACCTCGGCGTGCAGGAACTCGATCATATGGGCCGGGTCGGTGAACCGCACCGGAAGGCTCTCGAGCTTCCGCTTCGGATCGAAGTTCTGCGGCATGAGGATGCCCTGGTCGATCGTGCCATCCTTGCGGGTGAACATGACGATCTGGCCCTGCTTGAACTTGGCAAACCCGGAGACGAGGTTGCCCGTCACCATCTGCCGGGTTTCGCGAGTCTCGGCGTTGCCTTCCTCAAACGCCTTCATCACTGCGTCCCACGAGCTCGACAGGCTGTCGAGCTCGTATTCGCGATCATCCCCCATCAGGCGCGACAGCGGCACGCGGATCTCCCGGCCGGGGTTCGCAATGGCAAGACGTACCATCATGCGGGACGGGGCGAGCGGCGTTCCCTTCGCCCTGGACACGTCGACCCCAAGCGACACGGCCGCGACCGGATCGCCGGCCGCGCCACCGCCTTCCGGCGGCGCGGTGCGGATCCGCAACGGCTCTCCGGGCGCGAGGTGTGTTTCGACCATGCTGACGATCTGCCGAAGCGACTCCTGCGCGTTCTGCCGCCGCGTGTCTGCCCGATTGATCGCGTCCTGGGCGCTATCCTTCTGCTTTTCGGTCTTGGCCGCATCCAGACGCTTCACCGCAGCGGAACGGGTCTCGGCAATCTTGTCGAGCTCGGCCGGAAGGTCGCCACGAAGCTGCTGGACGATTTCGCGCGTGACATCGCCCGGCGCGCGCCCGGCCAGAACCTTGTCAAGCTCGGCCTGCAGCTCTTCAGGCTTGTAGGGGCGCCCCATCACCTTCACATCGACGCGCTCGATATAGGCCGGGCGCTGGAACGGGCTTCCATTCTCGATGCCGGGCTCGATTTCAGCCTTGTGCAGCGTCTTGGCGTCCAGTTCGAGCGTCTTGGCCTCGAGCCCGTTCTGTCCCAGCCGGTCCAGGGTCTCGATATACTCGGTGTAGATCGTCTCGATGTCCTCGTAGATGCGGGCCGCCTGTTCTGGCTCAAGGATGGCCATCCGCCCCGTCGCCCGCGCCGCGAGCCCGTCGATCTCCTTCCCCGGGATCACGTCAAGTTCCTGCGCGACATCCATGTTTTCGCGCAGGTAATTCCGCATAACCCGATCGCCGTAGATGTTGAGGAAGTCGACCACGTTGTCGAGATTGACGGCCGACTTCTTCGACGCGGTGGTGTTGGCGCTGAGCGAGGCCATCTTGCGCATGAGCACGGCCGCCGGGCGCTTCTCCACGGCAAGATCGGAGACCGCGATGGTGTAGCGCGGCAGCTTGATCTGCCCGGTGCGGTGGATCCGTCCGAGCATCTGCATGAACACGTCGATGTTCGGCTCGGGCTGGAGAATGAACATGTGCCGGGGCTTGCCATCATTGTCGGGCGCAGCCGTCGCGTGCATCGAGAACCCCGTGGAGCCCGACCTGTTGATGACCAGCGCATCGATCTCACCCGAATTGTAGGCGTTCATCGTGCGCCGCTTGGCCGCCGCGCTGGCCTCGCGCCTGGCCAGCTTTCCATTCTCGATTGTCAGGCTGCGACCGGTGATCTCGGCAACCCTGACACCTGCCGCGCGCAGACCCTCAAGAATAAAGTCGATGGGCGATCCGCTGAGCCCCTTCAACTTCATGCCCCTGATCGACGCCTCGACCCTCTGGAAGGCATCGAGCGCGCTCTTGCCGCCGAGGCGCACGATGTCGGTATCGGACAGCCATTCATGGCGCTTGTTGTCTTGCGCATCCTTGACCGTGATCCGCCGCAGCCGCGCTAGATACCGATCGAGGATCGCATTGAACGGCACGTCGAGCGGATCGCCTTCGCCGATCCCGTGATCGTCCACGTAGTCCGACATGATGCTGGCATTGGTATTCGACAGGGCGATGATCGGTTTCTCGCCGCGCTTGTGGGCCTCGACCGCCATGTCCACCGCGGACTGCGCCTTGAGCGACAGAAGGAGCTGCGAGACGACATTGTGCATGATCGAAGCGAAGTTGACGGACGAAGCCGATTCCTCGCCCACGGCACCATCCTTGGCTCCGATCTCGCCCTTCTCCGCGAGTTCTTCGGCGAAGGCTTCCCGCACGTCCTGCATGAAATCGCGGTCGAGCGCGAACACTTCGCGCAACGCCCGCGCACCGTCCTTGCCCGCCTGGGTATCCGTCGCGAGCTGCTCGAGCTGCATTTCGACGCCTTCGAAGGATCGTTCGCGGCGCACGTACTGGCGGGCTTCCACCAGCATGTTCGCAATCACCTGCTGCAGCGGAACGCCGCCCTCGGAAATCACGGTTGACAGCGTGTCAATATTGTCCACGGCGAGCGACAGGTCGGTCTTGAAGTAGAGCGACATCACATGCGGGTTCTTGGCATAGGTGGCCGAACTGAACATCGTCCCACCACTGTTGCGCAGGAGCCCGCGAATGAACGTGGACCGGTTCATCTCGTCGGACGGAGCGCGCCCGCCCGCAGCTGTGCCGCCCGCCTCATGACTTTCGTCCAGCACGAACATCGCATTCGGCGCCAGCGCCTCCAGCGCGTTCATCCGCGGGGTCGGCCGCTTCTTGACAAGCTGCATTTGCGAGTAGGTCGTGAAGATGAGGCCGACATCCTGCGGGGGCCGTCCGGTGCGCATGATAGTCGACAGCGCATCGTTGATCTGCGATTTCGGGCGCGAGGTGAGGGCCTCGCCATTGCCGACGTCGAGCGCCTTCTTGCCGCGCAGGTCGTTGTTGGTAACGAGGATCTGCGGCAGCACATCCCCCATTCCGATGTCGCGCAGGTCGCGCATCATGTCAGCGTAGAGGCCCGGCTCCTTGGTTAGGAACACCGGGATCTTTCCATTGCGCATGGCATAGCGCAGCATCGCCGCGACCACGCGACCTTTACCCACGCCGGTCTGATCACCGACAATGAAGCCCGCACCCTTGCCGATATTGTCGATCGCAAGCGCGATGGCATCCACCTGCTCGGCAGAGAAATACCCCTTGCTCTTGGGCGTTCCGAGAAGCTCGTCACGGCTGTAGCCAAGTTCAGCGGCGACGAAATCATCAATGTCACCGACGCGGGACGACAAATCGTCAAGCGCCCGGGCAATGGCTTCCTGCATGTTCCTGGGCATCACCGTGCCAACGGCGAACTGCGCGTTCGACCGGTGGGCATATTGGACCTGCAGGCTTGTCTCGGCCTCGGTGTTGTGGCGCTCTACCCGTACAAGGCCTCGAGGAACTCCCCCCAGGTTTCGGCTTCCAGAGTCGCCGCCATCTGCGGGTTGGGCCTGATCTCCTTCACCGGCCAGGTCTCCGCGTCCATCCCGCTCGCCATTGCCAGCGTCTCGCTGTCCTCCGCGAGCAGAAGCCCCAGCGCCATCGGGCTCTTCGGCGGCGTCAGCCTGTCGTTCTCCCACATAGGTTCTTCCGCCATCGCCAGAGGATCCAGGCCGTCCCTCATCGCCAACCTGACCAGCCGGTCGATCCTGCTGCTCAGCGCCAGGCGATACGCCTCCTTCGTCAGGGGACCGGCCGGGTCCGTCACCCAGATCGCCCCCATCCCCATTTCGGCCGCTGCGGGGGTCCAGACTGTCTTGGCCATCGAGCCTCTCCTTCAACTGCGCCCAATCGTCATAAACGACGGGGGGCTCTGCCATGGGCAAGGGCTTGCTCGCCTTCCCATGCCCCTCGATCACGATCACATCGACGGGCCACCCTGCGCCCTGCCGATCATAGAGCTTTCCGTCGATCGTGAAATGCTCCGTCACATTGAAGTTCTCGTAGAGCCGGTTCATGAACATGCGGCTGCGCTTGGCGCGGTACTTCGACTTGCGCGTGTCCTGATCGCCCTGATGGCTGCCGATGATGAAAACCGCCCGCCCGTCAGGCTTCATTGCTTCCAAGGCGCGCAGCATGATCGCCTGGTCGATTTCCGTGGTCTTGAAGGTCTCTGCGCCGAAGAGCGGCACCGCGAACTCCCGCGTCTCGCCCGTATCGCTCTTCACCTTTCCGAAGGGCGGGTTCCCGATCACGACATCGCGGCCAGAAGGCTGGTTGACCGTGAGCGCGTCTTCGTTGGTGATCCTCCCCTTGGCGCCGAAGAGGCGCTTTAGCCCGGCGAAGCGGTCGGGGTTGAGCTCATTGGCTGCTGTGCGCTCCGGGTCTGCCTCGATCAGTAGCATGCCGTTTCCGGCCGCGGGCTCGTAGACGGCCTTTCCGGCGTCGATCCCGGCCAGTCGGGACGCGAGATAGGCCAGCGGCGCGGGCGTGGAATAGGCCTGCTGCTCCATGCTGGTCGATGTGCGCTGGTTGAGCTTCGGCTGCGCCTTGTAGAGATCGACAAGGGCGTCGAAGGCGGCGGCATGGCTATCCGATGTCGCGGCAATTGCGCGGGCCCGCGCCACAAGGGCTATCTCCAAGGCCTCCTCGATCATCTTGTGATCGCCCTTTTCGATGGCGCGTTCAAGAGTTTCGCCAGCGAACTTGCGGGCCTCCACGATGTTTTTGAAGTTCTGTCTGAGCGTGAACGCGCGGGCGAAAGCACCAGCCAGCAGCGCGGGCTCGCTCTCATCTGCCGGGGGCTCCTGTGCCTTCGGCTTCTGCGCCTCGGCCGCTTTCTCCTCCTCCCGCATGGCGCGGACGATGGCGATTACCTCGGCGGCGCCGTCCATGTCGGCCACGTTTTCGCCCGCAAGCTCAAGATCGTCGCGGATCTGACCATAGGCGTTCCGGGCGTAGGGCTGGGCCTCTTCAAGCGTCAGGCCCATGCGGTCCATCATGGTTTCGAGCACCTGGCGGAACCGGCGCATGCCCGCTTTGACATAGAGGTGCCCGATCTTGAACGCGATGGTGACGAGCTCGGGGTCGAGCCCCGAGCGGACCTCGTTGCGCAGCTTGCCGGCAAGCAGCTTCTCGAGATCGGCGAGTTGGGCGTTCTCTTCTTCCGAGAGGTTTGCGAGCCCTTTCTTCGGCCCGGCATCGGGTTTTGGCGCAGGCTCGTTCTCCGCTTCCGGCGTCGGGTCGGCCCGCCAGATCGGTCCCTGCTGAAGCTCTCTCGCATTTGGTCTGGTGCCATGAGTGCGGATTCCTTCTTTCGGATCGGGAATCCAAGTGTCGCCATCTTTTACGGCACGCTGCACCCGCACAATCGGGTTGCCGCTTTCATCCTCCCTGTAGGAGATCACAATGTCTGCGCCGCCTCCATAGGGGCTTACGACGTTCCCAGGCGTGAAGTAGTCTTTGATTTTTGCAGCTTCTGCCTCGCGCATTTGCTTCGGCGTGAGCCGTTTCGCGGGTGATTTTTTCACCGATTTCGGCGCCGGATTTTTCATGGCGCTATTCTCAGCCGCGCTATCTCCCGCCATCGCGACAGCCCGGTCCACCGCGGCATCGACCTCTTCTGCGCGATCGGCAATGGTAGAGCCAACCAGCTTTCGGTCGCCGTCGCGCACCACAACCTCGTTGCGCTGCGCTGTGAGGGTGAAGCCCTTGGGCATGCGCGCCTGCGCCTTCTCGACGGCGGCCCCCAAGCCTTCCGCCGCGCCGAGTATGTTGTGCTCGCGCGCCGCCCAGCGGGCGTAGTCCAAGCCGATCTGTTTCGTGATCCAGTCGGCCGGCAAGATCACGCCATTTTCGAGCTTCACACCCTCATCGGTCACGCGACCACCGCGGCTGACAAAATCGTCCACCATCTGCTGCCGGGTCTGGCCGTTCTGCACCTGCTTGGTGAGCGTGTCGTGGATGCGATAGGCAAAGCTGGTTTCGTCCTTGCCATTGGGAGTGCCCCGGCGCTTGACCTCATCTGCGATGAAAGCCTCCCGCCGGGCCTCTAGTTCGCGCTCCACCCGCTCATACTCGTCGCGGCGTTTCTGCGCGGCCTCTTTCTTATCGCGCAGATCCTTGGCCTCGTTCTGGCCTTCGGGCGTCGCGTCGTATTCGTCGCGCGCGATGATCCGCGCCACTTCGTCCTTCGGCACGGTGGTCTTGGCGCCAGTATCGACGGTGAGGATCTCGAAATAGGGCGTGCCTTCAATGTCGCGCTCGCGCGTGATCCGGCGCAGACCTTGCGGCGAAGACCATTCCCGGCCCGGCTCGGGCGGGCGGGAGCGCGCCATTGGCAACAGGTCGGGCATGTCGGGGACGGTGCCCCCGTCCTTCGTGAACTCGGCCTCCACGAAGCCGATCACGCTGTTGAACGGGTCGCGGAGCTCGCCGATCACCTTCTCGCTCGGGTAGGCCCCGCCGCTCTTGTCGATATTGGCGAGGAAGTCGTTTGACATGCCCCGATCCTCGAGGCGCTCCACCACCATCGCCTCAAAGAGGCGCGCGGTTTCTTCCACGTTGGTCGACCAGTAGGGTTTCTCGCGCATCGCGTCGAGCTGGCGCATCTTGCGATGCCACTCGGTCTTGCCGATTTCGCGCACCAGGCGGCGCAGCGCCTTGGCGAAATCCCCATCGAGGTTCTGAACCTGTCGGTTGATCTGCCCCTCGGTGAAGAGCGCGTAGGATCTGGCGCCGGTGTTGATCTCGGCGATGTGGTTGTCGACCGCATGCCACCATTCGTGAGCGAGGGAGCCAGCGCCCGCGTCGCGCGTGAGGTTGATGACGGTCTTGGCCGGTTCGTAATGGGCGGCGGCGACGAAGTTGCCGCGGCGGCCCTGACCTCGCGCACCGAAGGCGAAGCCGAGCTTTCCCTTGAGCGAGAGGGTCTCAGCCGGGATGCCGAGCGCGCCCGCCATGTCCATGAGCGCATCATAGGCGTCGTTCACGAGGTCTTGGCGCTGACCCTGCTTGACATAGTTGCCGAACTCGACCCCACGAAAACCGAACGCCTTGCGGAAATCGTCAGCCGAGACATCGCCCTTGCGCCGTTCCGGGCCGACACGATCACGGTTTTCGTCACGACGCTCCCGGGCGCCGGTGCGCATGCGCTCGGCTTCCTTCTGCAGCTCGGCCATCTTCTCGGGATCGTTCAGGAACGCCTGGGCGGCCTCGCTGCTCTGGAAGGTGCGCATCTTCACCAGCCTGGGCTTGCGCGCGTAGATGTAATGCTCCCCGCCGCTGCGGCGGTAGCGGCGATGGAAGCGGAAATCGAACGGCTTCTCGCCCGCGCGCTTGGCCTCAAGGTGGCGGCGATACTCGCGGATGGCGTCGGCCAGATCATTGGAAAGAGCCGTTGGGCTCGCGCCGCGGGCGTAGCGGTTGCGGTCGCCCGGCATGCGCAGCCACGCCTCATAGGACAGGTCCACCTCGTCGCTGTCGGACTTCTTCGTCGACCGCCCGCCGAACATGGCGCGCCCGGCGATCGCGAAATCAACTGCGTGCATCTTGGAGATGGTCGCCATCGCGATTTTGCGGGTCAATGACTCTCGCGCATCGCGCTTGGGGCCGCTCTCGAGCTCGACGCCCCATTCCGCAGCCGAAATCTCGCCATCCATCAAGCGGCGGATCTCGTTGCGGGCGGCCTTCACGTCGCTGGCCCAATCGAGCTGCTTCCATCCCTTCGCCGGCTTGCGTCCGATCTGGCCGCGCAGCCACGCGATTGCCGCGACCGTCTCGCGGTCCATGCCCTCTTCGATCAGCGCCACATAGTCGGGCTCTGGAATGAGCTCGTTGAGCGTGTAGCCGCGCAGCTCGTCGGTGCTGTCCAGGTCGGTCAGGCTGTCGCGGAACCGCTTGGCGAGATCCTTGCGCGCGCCACCGATCTTTTCGCCAACGTCCTCAATCTTCTCGCGGCCCTCGACCTCCTGCTGTTGCGTAGGCCGGGCTTCGGCCGCAGGCTCGGACGGCTTCTCGATCGAGGCTTTCACTGCCGCCGTATCGAAATAGATCGCATCCAGCGAGTCACCGTCCGAGACAAAGACCTTTCCCTCGGGCTCCTTCACCCGGTTCTTGCCCCACCACTGGTCGAAGGACAGCGAGAAGGACACACCTCCAAACGTGAAGAAGCCGCCGCTTTCCGGGTGACCGTCCACGATCCATTTCAGAAGGGCATCATAAGCTTGGCGGGCCGTCATTTCGCCAACATCCGGGCCGGTCTGCCGGGCTTTCACGCCGCTGGGAAGCGGACGATCCTTCGCAGCATCTTTCTTCCCCGCCGCATAGTCGTTCTCGATCCGCTCGAGGATCTTGTTGGCCTCTTTCTGCCCGACCGCTGCGCGCAGGCGCTCCATGGCTTCCTTGACCGGCTCGCTGGCTTTCTTGAACGCCTCGACCTGGTCTTTGGTGTCGGGGATGTCCTCGCGGGCCGTCCAGGCGGCGCGCAGATCTTCGGTCAGGGCGGCAGCATCATCACCGGCCAAGGCCTTTTTCGGCGGCGCGACCGGCTCGGGGCCGGGCAGGGGAGGTTCCGGCCTCCGTGCCGGATCGGGCGCCGCGACCGGCTTTTCGGGTTCCTGATAGCGCGGGCCGCGCTCCTGGGGCAGCGGCGCGGGCGGCGCGGCGGGATCCTGCGGCACGCGATCGGGCTCCATGCCGCGCGGGGCGCCGGGCAGGGGCGTTGATCCGGCGAGCGCGCGCAGCTTGGCGCGGCCCGCGTCACCGGCGTCGCTCCAGCGCGCCTTGACCAGCCCCATATCCTCTTCCGGCAGACCGGCGCGGCGCGCCCACACCTGCCGCTGGCGCGGGGACAGGGCGTCCCAGATGGCTTGTTCCGGATCGCTGACGGGCTGCGCGACCGGGGTCTCCTGCTCGACCTTGGCTGGTTTCCGCCCGGCGAAAATGCGGCCCAATCCCGCCCGGATCTGCTGTCCGAAATCGTCAGCACCGAATGCCTCGCTGGCGATGCGGTCCATTTCCCGAACGTCGTCATCGGTCACTTCGAAGCCGCGCTTTTCGGCGGCGCGGATCATCTGGGCGACCGTCTCGATTTCCGCATTCGGCCGATCGGATGCCGCTTGCTTCCGAACCGCCCCGATAGCGCCCGCCGCCATGGCTTCGCCCATGCCGTCGAGGTTGATTGTTCGGTCGTCTTCCTGGGCCTGAGGCGCAGAGGCGCCCTGCGCGTCCGCGTCCGCCTGCTCCATCGCCTCCGCATCCGAAACCGGCTCGACAGGCGCTTGTTTCGGCGCGCGCTCTTGCTGCTGGGCCTGCGCGGCGGCTTTCTGTTGGGCGAGGATCGCGTCGAGAGCGCGCCTCTGCGCCTCGGCCTCATCCATACCGGAATCCATCATGATCCCGACGCGCTCGTCGTAGACATCGCGATCAACGCCCTGGGGAAGATCGGGGAGCGGCGGCTGCGCTTCTATCGCCGGGGCCAGCGGCGCCAGCGGGTCACCACCTCGGCGCGTGATCCGATACCGCCCGCTGGCGATGTCGTCGCGGGGGATCAGGTAGGGGCCGTTTTCGTCCTCGACCTTGATGCCGCCCGCGGTCTCTTCCACGAACGTCGCGTCCAGCGGGTCGATGCCGTCGCCCTCGATGGTCACGGCCGATCCCGCCTCAAAGTTGCCCACCACGGAAGCCGGGGCCTGGGCCGCCGCGCGCGAAATCGGCCCATGTTCGGGCTGGTTCTGCACGTCAGGCGCCCCCGCCTCAGAGCCGAATGAGGGGGTGTCTTGCTCTGAGGCGGGGACTTCCAGCGCGGTGCTGCCACCGTCCGCGCCGGTTTCGGAAGGAGTCGTAGGGTCTGGGTGGGGGAGGAAGCCGACTGGTTTTTCTCCCTCGTCATCATCGCGCGGGCCGACCGGGCGACGGGTCGCGCCGATGCCGCCCGTTCCAGCGCCGAGAATGGCACCGATCAGGGCGGATTCCCCGACGTTCTCCAACACGCCGCGCTCCGGGTCATAGATACCCTTGGCAATCAGGTTGTTCGAAAACTCGGTGAACGCTTCCTGCGCGGCCTCTTCCCCGGCGGTGATGGCAATGTGTCGAAGGGCAGACACAAGGCGGCCGCCGGCGCCTGGCGCGATGCGGTTGAGGCCTTCGAGGATCGGGATGGCCTCAGTGGTTCCGACATAGGCGCCGAGGCCAGAAGCTTGCAGCGCCTGATCTTCTGTTGCGCCGTTCTGTTTCGCGTCGTCATAGACCGATCCGGCATTGACCGCCGCGCCGGTGAGAAGAATCCCCGTGCCGCCGGTGGCGATGGTCGTGCCGATGAACCCGAGCATGGAGCCCGCGCCCTGCGCCACCTTGTCGGTCCAGAAGTCGCCCTGATAAGCCGGATCGGTCTTGAACCGATCGCGCGCGGCGTCGCCGAACTGCTGGCCGGACTGATACGCGGGCCTGTCCTGCGCGGTCTGGGCAGCGCGGTCCCGCTCGAAATTGGCGAGATCGGCGAGTTGCTGCTCGATCTGCGCCACTTCCTGCGCATTGCCGTCGCGCGCTGCAATCTCGCGGGCGCCTTCCAGCGCGACACGCCGCGCGCCCGCCCAGCCCGCGCCGGTTCCGGCCTGATCCTGCATGGCCGCATCGAGGCGACGCTCACGCCCCTCGCGCAGCTCGTCGGCCGCCGCCACGCCCTTGAGGCCCATTTCCCCGATGCCCGCCGCTCCCTGCGCCACGGCGTTGGCGGCCGAGGCCGCGCGCGACATGGTGGGGGCGGGGCGATCCTCCTGGCCAGCTTGCGCCTGCGGCCTGGCCCCCGCTATCTGCAGAGCGCGGTCGAGAACCTCCTGAACCGGGGCCTCTTGGCCGAGCACGTTGCGCAGGGCGCCGGGCACATCAGCGCCGTTCTTCATCTGGGCGCCGATCCGGGCGGCGGCTTCATCCGCGAATTTGCCGACTTGGGCGGGGTCGGAAATGCCCGCCGCCTCGGTCAGGGCCTCGAGGACGTTCTGCGGAACCTGGTGCTGACGGGACAGTGCGTCGAAATCCGGGCCATCAGGGCGCTTTCGATCCGCCTCGATCTGGCCGCGATTGATCTCATACTCGACGGGGTTCAGCGCAAATACGTTGCGGTTCACGGCAGCCCTCTTTGCTCGGTCTCGTTTCAGTGCAAAGAGGCCGCGCTAGAGCGCAGGCAGAAAACCCAAGTGGGTCGGTTATACCAGAAGCGGTTGGGGGCGGGAAGCGCGGCGGGCCTTCAAATCCCGAAATCCTCGCGGTCATGCCGGGCTCCGCGCGTGCGCAGCGCCGAAATCCAGCGTCTCCGGCGCTCGCCGATCTCGACATATTCCATGAGCACCATGAGACCGAAGCCGATCAGCGCGCCGCCAATGAGCGCGGCCGGGAATGAACCGGTCAGCGCGAAGATCACGCCGAACGGCGTCGCGGCGGCAGCTGGGAACACGAGGAACGCCATAAGGCGGCGTTCGCGGCGGATGGAGCGATCGAGCGAGTCCATTCCTGGAATATGGGTCTGATCGTCACGAGTGGCAATGGCAGAGCTGCGCCCTATGCCTGCTGCGCCATTCCGCGACTGGCAGATTTGTGGGGCCAACCAGTTTCTTGCAGGGCTTCCCTCTTCTCGTTGTGCCCCCGCATAAGGGGGCGCCACCGAGAAGAAGCCATTCCAGATAATCAGACACCGAGCATCCAAAGAGCTTGGCAGCAAGGGCGTCCTGGTCGCTTTCCAGAAGAAGAAGATCGTCAGGTGCCGAAACCTGGAAATCATGCACTCCCCACGGAGCCCGAGCGTGAAAGACTATGCTGCTGCTCATACTGACCTTCTAACGGAGCTCTGACCAGCGGATTACGACGCCTTCGAATGGCAAGCCATGGACCTCTCCAAACCAGTTTGCCATTTCGGTGAAGCCTTCAAATCCATCAGCTTTAGCAAATTCGTTGTCGGTCATCGGGCCGTCGCGGTCGACTATGCATGAAGGAAGCACCTCGCCGTTCAACTTCATGCTCACGCCATCCATCCAGATCGTCTTGATCGAGGTGACGCGAGCCTCGCCAAGCAGACGGCAGGACTTGGTCCGCATCCCGGTAAAGAGCTTGATCGTGTCGCCAACTTTGCAATGAGCGCGGCCATCCTTGCGGGGGGCCCGCACGGTCTGGCGCTTGATGCCGTAGGCGACGTCATCTGCGAACTGCTTCTTGAAATTCAGCGCCGGCATGCTTCTCCCCCGAGGCGTTGCGGGCCTTTCACCCGCTCGGCGCCCCCAGCCTTTCGGCGTTCACATGTCGGGGGTCGGGGCGCTACCCCTCTGGTATTGCGCGATGCAGATCGGTCCTAGCGGAAATCTTGTAACATGTTCACTACCGGCCCGTCCAGTCCGGTGGCTTCGGGCCAGCCCCGTTGCCGCCGACGCTGAGCCCGCCGGAGACGATCGAGCCCGCGTTCTGCAGTTGGCGCATCACGTTCTCGGCCGCCATCCGCTGGATGTCCTCTTCGGAGAGCGGGTCGGACGCGAACTGCTGCGCTTTGCGGATTTCCAGTGCTTCTCGGCGGATCTCAGCCTGAATGTCGCCCTGGCTGGGCAGCGCGCTCTTGGTGCGGTTGATCCGCATCTGGCGGGCCTGCTGGCTCAGCCCCCAGAGGTATTCGAAGGTCTGTTCGGGCGAGAAAGCGTAGATGCCTGCCTCGATGACGTCGTCCATGTTCTCGTAGCGCCGCGTGAATACCTTGCCGTCCTCTCCCTTGAAGGAGAGTTCGGCCCCCGTCACGTTGCCTTTGGCGTCGCGCAGAAACCCGGACCGGTCCCGCACGATCTCGTAGCCGTCATTCACCTGGTTGTAGGTGTCCGCAAGGCTCGTGAGGAACCCGTCCTCATCGCCGAGCGTGGCGGCCAGAACCGCCTGAGACCACGACTGGAGTTGTCCCTCGACCTCCTTGGACTGCGCCCACTTTTCGAACGCCTGTGCCTTCTCGATTTGACCGGTCGAGAGGTAGTGTTCCACGATCTTGGGCACCCCCTCGGAGAGGTAGTGATCCATGAAGCTGCGCTTGGCTTGTCTCTGTTGCGCGTCGCTGAGGCTGGGCCTGTCGTTCGGCCCGATCACACCCCTCTCGGTGCTGGCTGCTATGGCCTCTTTGGCAACCGCGACGGAGGGCGATCCGCCAGCCTCGGGCGGCGCGCTGCGGGCCTGTGCGTCGAGGTCGGAGGTGGATTTGCCTTCAACGTCGATGACGGGCGCGGCTTGGGCAGCCCCGGCCCTTGCGGGCCGGGGCGCGGCGGCGCGCTGCGGGTCCGGGGTCAGGAGCGGGGCGGAATCCGGTGCGATTGAACGCGGCTGCTGCAAGCCTGCGATCTGGCGCGGGGGGGCATCCTGCACCGGCGCGCGCGGGGGCAGGTCGGCGCGCATTGCCGAGGCCGATCCTGCGGCCGGGTTCTGGCCGGCCATGCCCATGGCTAGGCTGCGCGCTTGGCGAGCTAGACCGGTCGGTTGCGGCGGGCGCTGCTGGTAGCGCGCGACATCGAGCCCGCGGCGCGGCATCGGCGCCTGATCCATGGCGGCGGCAATCGGGCGCGGGGCCGGGGCGGGCATTGCGGGGCGATCCGGCCCCGGAAGCGCGGGCTGGTTCATTGCGGCCAGATTGGCGGCATTCTCCATTGAGGGGCGGCTGGCGCCGGTTGGATCGGCCCCGCGGCGCGGGTCGTAATAGTCGGGAGAGATTTGGTGCGGGGCATAGGCGAGGCCCGGCGCAGCATCGTCCGGGGCGCGCGGGCTTTCCACCTCGGTTTGCGGCGGTGTCCCGATCGCGTTCTCCGGGCGCGGGCGCGGGCGGCTCGGATCGCCCGTGGCGTCGATCATGCCCGCCTGTTCCTGCTGGTAGCCGAGCCGCGCGGCCTCGGCCGCATCGGCAAAGATGCTGCGCTCGCGCGCGGCGGCGGCGGCGGCCCGGTCGCGTTCGGCCCGCGCAAACTCGCGATCCTCCTGCTGCCACTCGAAGAGCTGATCCTGCTGCGCCCAGACCGTATCCTCACGGTCCCGGCGGCGGCGGCGGTCCTGCAGGTTCTGGCCGTAGGTATAGCCCTGGAACGCGCTCTGGATGAAGGAACCGAGACCGGACATGTGTGCTCCTTACCGATAGAAGGCGCCGAGAATGCGCTCGGCGGGATCGTCGATGATGCCGCGCTCGGCTGACGGCTCGGCGGGCGCGCGGCGGGACCGATAGGCCGCGTCGCGTGCATCTCGATATTGCTTCGCTGGGATCTCGTAGCGATGCAGGAACGCCAGCGCGGCGCCGGAGGCATCGCCTGCGTCGAGCGCGGCCTTGTAGGCGTCGGCATGCGAGGTTCGCCACTCGTGGTCCGCGAAATCGGCCTGCGCGCGTGGATCGGTCGGGTCCACGCCGCGATCCTTTGCGAACCCGAGATAGGCGTCGCGTCGGTCCCCATACCATTGGACCGCCCCGAAGCTCTGGCCGCCGTCGCCATGGGCACCGAAATCCCAAGTGGATTCGTCAGTGATGTTCCAACCAAGCCCTTCGATCACATGCTCCGGGTGGCCCAGCTCGCGGAGCCGATCATTGAACGCGGCGCGGGCCGCCATGCGATCCTGCGGGATTTCGCCCGTCTCTATGTCGGGCAGGACGCCAGCCCCAGCGGCCGGGGCGGACGAGCCGCCGCCCGGGCCAAAGATGGACCGCGCGACGCCGCTGTTCGCCAGCGGCTGACGGTCTCCGCCGCGATCGAGCGCCTCAAGGATCGCCCGGTTCTGGTTGAGCCCTTGCCCGGTCCAGAGGCCTTGGCCCATTCCGCTCAGAAAGGCGCCCGCTCCGCTCATGCGGCCGCCCCTGAAATGCCCTTGGGCGTGGGGGCGGTACCGGAGCGCGCGCCACCATCGGCAGCCGAAATGCTACGGGCCAGGCGGCGCAGTCTCCGGTCCAGCTCCTGCACGCCGCCGATGCTGATGCCGATGGCGTCCACCACCGGTATCGACCGGCCGTCCCCCTTGCCGGTCGCGGCATGGAAGTCCTCGGCATAGGGGCCGACATGGGGACCGCCATCGGCGATGCCTTCCTTGTAGGACCATTCCTCGACCGGCATTTCGCGGACCTGTTCGAGGATGCCGCGGGCCGGGCGCTTGTTGGTCTTGTAGTCCCTGGACGACAGGATCGCCGGGTTGGACATCATGAAGCCCGCGATGCTCCCGAGCCCGCCCCACATAGAATCCTGGCTCGCCTGGTTCGCGGACCACGCCGAAACCCGGTTCTGGTAGTCCTGGTTGAGAAGCTGCCCCTGCTGTCCATAGCCCTGCATGGCGCCTGAGACGCCGGAGGACATCGCGCCGGTGGAGAGGCCGATCGACGTGGCCGGGTTCACCGCGAGGCCGGAGCCTAGATTGATCGCGTTCGACTCGCGCACGTCCGCCTCGGCTTCGGCGCTGGCCCGGGAAGCGAGCCGGGTCGCGTTGCCTGCGCCGATGGTGCCCAGGGCCTGCGTCAGCTCGCTGCGCCGCGTCGCTTCGCCGAACCGACCAGATGCAGGGTTCACGCCCATCGCAGCGAGCCGCCGACTTTCCTGCCCCTGCGCGTTTTCGAAGCCGACCGTGGCATCCGCGCGCGCGCGGCGCACATCGCCCTCCACGCCGGCATAATCCGGCCCCGCCTGCGCCTTCTCGATATAGGCGTCTTGCAAGGGCAGGAACTTGCTCGTGTATCGCGCGCGATCCTCTTTCGCCCAGGCGTTCGGTGTCTTCGCCTGGTCCTTCATCCACGCGAAATAGTCCTGCCCGAGCTCGGCCGACATCATGGCGGCCTTGCCGATGTTCGGATCTGGATCTGGGGCCGAACTTCCGCCGCCGCTCATGCCAAATCTCCCATGTATTCTTCGAGGGTTTCGTGATGCGTGAAGAACTCGCGCACATCGAGGCTGACCCGGCGCATGTGGTCGCGGCCCCGGGTCAGGTAGATGACGAAGGCGATGAGCTCCATGTACCAGTCGCGGAGCACGTAGGCGAACACGCGGTCGTTCCTGTTTCCATTTTCAAGGGCATTGGCATCGAGCCAGGCGTTGATGCCGGTGATTATGATCGGCACGAGCTGCTGCTTGAACCGATCGAAGAACGGGTTGATCGGGATCTCCGCGAGGCAGTTGAAGAGAGTGCGGCTCAGATCGTCGCGGGTGACAGGCTTGTCGCCATCCCAGAGATCATCGAAGACCTCACAGACATCGCTGAACGTGACGATGAACTGCACGGCGAACTCGTCGCAGATCCATTCCATCAGCTTCTCGTCGCGAAGCCTGCGCCATGCCTCGCTGTCGAACGCGGTATTCTGGTCACGCATGGGAGCCCCCGTATCGGTGATGGGCTCGCGCATCATGCGCGATCTGACCACAAGGCTACCACATGCGGTGTTAAACCGCTAGATCCCGCTGGGTTGCCACCGGGTCAGGACAATCTCCTGACCTCGATGGTGAACGCAACGTTCAGAAGGCCAGCCTGAGACGCGCTCCGAGTCTGAATGGTGAACCCGGTCGCCGACTTATACTGAAGGCCGTAAGCGACATTGGCCGTCCCGACCGGGCAAAGATCGACGTGATAATTGGTGTCCGCTTGCGGTGCATCAAACACAAAAGCATACGTTCCGGTCCCTGTCCGAGCCGGTGGCGTGTCGTCCGAAAATCCCCTGCTTTCCAAAACCGTGAGGTCGCTGTCGCTATTTGACACGACCGCCCAGGCAATGGCTTTCGTGAGGGTGCGCTCATCGAGATAGGCGCGCGCCGCCCGAACGGTGGGCAGGCGCGACGGGGAATTCGATGTGAGCCCGTCTGTGTTGTCCAGCATAGCCCCGGCGGCTGAATCTGCGGCGATAGCCCCTGAGATGTCGACCCCACTCGGGCCGGTTGCAAGTTTCTGGGAGCCGTTAAAGCGGAGTGCCGAAACACCATCGGAATCGAACGTCGCTGCGAACTTGTTCCCATCGGTGTTCATAATGCGAAAATATCTCGACCGCACTCGCAACGCAGTCGTATTCTCTCCAGGCTCACCAAGCTTCCCGACAATATCGAGCACGTCGTAGTCTTTCGAATAGGCGATTCGGCACTCGGACGAGGGGCCGATGTCGAGCCAGGACAGGAGCTTGACGCCCACATTGAACGTCCAGCTTCCAATGATAGAGGCAGCCGACGATTTCATCGCGGCAATAGCCGCGCTGACCGTGCTGGAGACGAAGGTGTCGCTGACCGAGGCGGCGGGCAGGTCGAGAAAGCGCGTGACGCCATCGCCAATGCGGAAAAGACCGGTGTCGGTCTCAAAGGCGGGTTCGCCGTCGAGCAGGATCGGGTTCGCAGCGGCCCAGGACGCGGAGGGGCCGCGGCGCATGCGGATGCGGGCCGAAATAACGCTCATGGATGGACTCCTTCCTATTCGACGCGGGTCACGATGCCCTTGGTGATCGTCACGGTCTTGCCGTCTGTCGTGGTGAAACTGCCGGAAACGTCGGTGCGAATCTCCGCAATGGCCCGTTCGACGATCCGGGCGACATCGGCATTGCGCACGGCGGTTCTGTCCGGGCGGCCTCGCCAGCCGAGCAGCTCCTCGACCGCCTCGAGCAGGCGGCGGATACGTGGCATGTCTGTGCTCGCGTTGAAATACGTCATGCCCCCCCCGCGATCTCGTCGTAGGATTCGAGGAGGTGGCAGGCGGCCACCTCCGCGTTTCCGCTCAAGGTGACCTGCCAGGTCCTGTCCTTGAACCCGCTAGGCAGCCGGAACAGGCCATCGCCAACATCATCCCGCGTGTGGATGAGCTTGCCGCCAGCGAACACCTCGACCGTGAGCTTCGGCTGCAGCTCTGCGTTCTCGATCTCGACATAGACGCCGGCATAGCCCGTGACGGATGGAAGCCGGAACTCGGGGCTCGTCCAAGTATAGCGGGATGGCGCGCCATAGGCGGAATCGAATTCGTAGAGCGCGCCGTCTTGCCCGAGCGTGTAAATCAGCTCGTCTTCGACCGAGAAATAGAGCGAGGCTGGGTAGACTGCGACATCGGATGAGACCCGAACGAATTCGGGTTGCTCGGCGCCTGCATTGATGATGCCAAGCGCCCGGTGCTTGGCCTCGGTGAAGGGCGATCCGCCATCGTAGATGATGACGCCCTCCGTCGTGCTTGGCCCGCCGCAGTCCCAAAGCGGAATGTCGGTGAAATCGGTTCCGGGCGCCTGGGCGTCCGCAATGGGGATGTCCTCGGCCAGGTAGGCGAAGACATAGAGGCCCCGGTACTGCGCGGCGAAGAAGGTGGCGGGGGAGAGGCGGCGCCATTCACGCGGCAGGAAGAGGTTCCCGGTGATGATCCGCGCGCCCTGCGGCGAGATCATGACCAGGCCATCCGATGACGGGTAGACGGCGGCATAGCCCAGATCGACGATGGCATCCTTGGAAACGCAGGGCAGAAGCGCCTCCATTTTCTCCATGGCCATGGTCTCCGGGGCCGTCCCCTGCGCCAGATATGGCGTGCCCTTGGTCATGATCGCGAGCGCGGAACCGAAGGAGGCGAGCCCCACGATCGGGTAGTCCAACGTCAGCATGTATTTCGCCGGCCATGCGTGCGGTTGGTACGGCTCGCAGAACCAGAGTTGCTTTCCGGTGAAGCCCGCCATCATTCCGTTCGGCATGGCGGTCAGGCCCGCGAGATCGTCGGGCGGCATGTCGAAATCGACCGAAGGCAGGATCTCCTGCATCGGATCGGTCTCAAGATCATGGTCCCAGCTGGACGCTGGCAGGGTGAGCTCTTTGACGAAATAGAGCGAGGTGTCGCCGAGCGCGGAGGTCTGCGAGCGGTAGATGCGGATGCGGTCGACGCCGCGCCCGGCCGCAGGCTCTGCAAAGCCCTCAACGGTGACCGTCACGCCGTCCGACCATTCCACGGGGGACGACGGGGGGGACGGCGCGCTTTCCTCGTTGAAAGACGTGACGAAGGTATAGGCATAGCCGATGTCTTCGATCTCGGCCGGGTCGGTCGTGCCGCTGGTGCTGATCGTCGGCGCCGTGGCGGGCGGCGGCAGCGCGAGGTCATAGGTGACGCCATCGGCCAGCATCTTCGGCGCGGCGCCGTCGACGGTGAAATAGATGCGGTCCTCGGCCACCGGCGCCGGGGCGACATCGGCCTCGAAGGGAAGCCCGATCCACTGTCCGCCGTGGCGGATCACGGTCTTGGTGGCGACATCGAACTGGTGCGCGAGGGCCGCCCGCCGATAGGGCATGAGCGTCCCGGTCTCGAACCGCGTGTTCTCCGCGTGGGCGGCGAAGCCTTCCGGCAGCAGCCGATTATTAAGGACCGGGATTTCTCCATGAGAGGTGCGAATGGTCAGCATTTGCGCCTCACACGAACTGCGCCTTGGTGCGAAGCGGCGCCCGCTGCTGGCCGCGAAGGTGGAGCGCGAACGCATCGTCGCAAGCCGCTGAGAATGCAGCGCCCTTCATCATGGCGAGGTCCGGGCTCGTCCAGGGCTGGTTCGGCAGTGCCAGCAGCGACGCCAGGGCGCCGGCGACGATGGTCGCGGAGTGGTTCACATAGAGGAATTCCGGCACTTGGTTGAAGGCGTTTTCTGGCTGCCTGCTGGCCCCGATAGCGAATTCATGTCCGGGCCGGGGCGTCCAAAACGCGGTGAGCAGCAAGGTGCCGCCCGCGGCGAAAGGCAGGATCGTGAGCGTGTTCGGCGCGATCTGGGTCAGGTACTTCGGCCGGCCGCCCGCCGCCGTGAAATCGGCCGGGTCGAAATCGGCGTGGATCGCGGGGATCAGCAGCACGCCGTCGAGCACCGCGCTCTCGACCTCGAGGATGGTCGCATAGGGCGGCAGGCTGATCGACTGGTTCTGTGCCGTGATGGTCTCGGTGTGGGTGTCGCGCCAGCAGCGCGTGCGCGTGCAGAACGTCGTCGCGGCGAGGCGCAGGTGCTCGACGATCACGGGATCCGGCGCGGACGGGGCCGAGGGGCGCACCAGATCGAGGAATGCGGCGAGATTGATGGTGGGAAGCGCCATGACGCTCTCCTATCCGTTATTCGCGGTGGCCGTGTTTTCGACCTGTTGCCGGATGCCGAGCGCGGATTGATACCGCTGGAAATGCGCGACCGAGCGCGTCGCGGCGCCTGCGGTGGCGGCATCCTTCGAGAAGGCCTTGGAGACCACATAGTCGACGATGGCGTCGAGATAGACCGGGCTGATCCCGATCTCCGCGCCGTAGCTGTCGAGCTTGCCGCTGTTCGCGGGCAGCGGGATCGGGGCGGGGCGAAGGGCGACATGCGCCTCGATCTTTCCGGCCCCCGTGTTGGGTGGAAAGACCCGGAACCTGGTGGGGTTCACGACATCCACGATGACGTGGCGCACCTCGTCTGTGGCGGGCATGACGGCCGGATCGGTCCAGGCGGGAAAATGCGCGTCGAGCATGGCGGCATCGACAATGGTGACCGAGCGCCCGGGCCCGCCGCTGGCCGCGATGTTGCGCACGGGCTTGAGCATCTGGGTCTGCTCTTCCGTGAGCGCCTGCTCGGTGCCGGGCGTGAGATCGAGGCTGACGAAGGCCGCGCAAGCGGTTGGCTTCACGGTGCAGATGTTGAGGGTGGCGTCGTTCAGCCAGTCGAGCAGTTCGGGCAGCGGCCACCGCGTCGCCCCGGCATCCTGAAGGATGGTCTGCGCGCGGGAGAGGACGTCTTTTGCGGTGGCCATTGGGGCTTATTCCCCCTGCTCGATCTCGCGGGCGCTGCGGATGCGGCGGCGCAGGGTGTCCTCGCGCATGTTGGCGCGCGGCTCCTCGCCGTAGTGGCTCTTGAAGATCAACGCGAGGCTGGCCCGGTCGAGCGGCGTCAGATCGTCCACTGCTTCCGGCGCGGCATCGCTGGGGACGCCCTTCTGGGCGTCGTCACCCCCGCCAGCATTGTCCAGCGCCGCGGGCGCGGGCTGCTCGGCGCCCCGGGCCGCTTCGAAGCCCTCCGTGATCGACAGCAGGCGCTTGGCGTGCTCGGGATCGTTCACGTCGCAAACCAGCGGCGGCGTTCCGTCGCCGGTCCAGCCCACGGGCGGGCGGAAGGCATAGGTCACCTGGCCGAACGTAACGGTACGGCTGGGCTTGCCTTTGTCGGAAATTAGGGAGCGGATGAGCATGGGGATTGCCTCATGGAGCGTTGGACAGGGTGATGGGGCCGCCCCCTGTCCAGCGGCGGCCCCTCTGTGCGCCGACCTAGAAGGTGTAGCGCAGCAGCAGCGTGAGCGTCTTTGCCGCGCCAGCGGCCACGTTGCCCGAGAGCGTGGCCCCGATGCCGCGAGCAGCAATCTCGGCCGGGATGCCAAGGCAGGCGCCGAGGGTGGCATTCGACTCGTTGTCGTTGACGCTGGCCGCGTCGAACAGCAGCGCGGTGGTCAGCGCACGCTGGCTGCCCTCGCTGTCCGCCAGAGCGCCACTTTCGCCGGTCATGAGGCCGACATCGGCCGTGAGCGCGCCAAGGCCATCGCCGATCAGCGTGGCGCCGGTGAGCTTGGCCCCGCCCGGGAGCGGCCCGAGTTCGATGATGTCCGTCGCGGCGGAATAGGCCTTGGTGAAGGCGAAGGTGTAGATGGCCACCATTTCGGCACCGGCCACATAGGGCGTGGGCGGCGTCAGGAGGCCCTTCGCATAGGGGGTCTTGAACATGGTCATTGGGGCGGTCCCTTGTTTCTGTCGGTCTGTGAAGGAGGCCCGGCCACGTCTGGAGCCGGGCGTTGTCCCGCGTTACGCCGCTTTCGGATCCTTGGCGTAGGTGTCGACGGCCGAGACGCCGAAGTCCTTGCCGTTGAAGCGGGCCTTCTTCATACCGACGATGGTGCCGCCGACGACGGTGGGCTCGTTGTCGTAATCCTCGAGCTCTTCTTTCCACGAGAACCGCGACCCTTTCGGGGTGCCATAGGCGATCACGCCCGCCTGGCGGCCCATGAAGAGCGCGCGGGCGGCCGGAAGGTCGCCGCCGGCGCCGTAGTCGTCGAAGCGGATCACGCTTTCATGGGAGTGCAGGACCACGTTGTTGATCATGCCCAGGCCGCCCTTGAAGATCTTGTTCTTGGCCCCCTCGGCTGCCGCGGCGGCCTTCTGGATCTCGAACCACGAGCCGCCATTGGCCGAGACCGCGTTGCGCAGGTCGTGTTCCTGGAACGGGGTCATGACCATGACATAGTGTTCCTCGCCGTCGATCACGACGGGGACCATGTTGGCCGTATCGGGGTTCTGCGCGCGCATCATGCGGGCATTGGTCGATGCGACCTCGATGATTTCGCGGCTCATCTTGTCGTTGGTGGTGATCGTCTGCTTGGACGATGCCGTGCCGCCATAGAGCTGGTGATCGGCGTCGGGCGCCTGGATCGGGTTGCTGGCGTGGCCCTCGAAATCCTCGGGCTCGATATAGTCCTGGTTCATCCCGCGCGCGCCGGAGAGGTAGATGAACATGAGTTCATCCAGATATTTGGCCCAATAGTCGCCCAGGCGGTTGCGGGCGATCTTGCGCATGTCGTGGGCGGTGCGCTTGCGGGTCATCTTGCCGCCGGCCGAGACCGGGTGACGGGTCTGGTCGATGATCACTTCGTCGGTGAAGAAGCGCAGGTTTTCCTCGGTGCCCTTCGCGCGGTTGTCGCCCTGGACCGGACGGCCGCGCAGCTGCACCGACAGGTCGAACGACACCCGGTCGCCCTTGTCCGATTCAAGTTCGGTCTTCTGCTCGATGATGTTGTTGTCGCCGACGCCGACGAACTTGCGGCTAAAGTAGGCTTTGTGCAGGACATCGACGGCGAGATTCGAGGACCATTTTTTCTGGGCCTTCGGGTCGCCGAAAGGGATGATGGTTTGCGTCATGATGGTTCCTCATGCGGGTCGATTACACCTGCATGAGCACATCATGCGCTCATCGCAGGGCGACCATACCACATGTGGAACCTACGCGGAAGCCCCCGGCGCTGCGGGGCTTCCCGTGGCGCTGTTGGGCGCCCCGGCGGCCTGGATATGGCGGATGACGAGCTCATCGGGGGCCTCGATGGCGAGGCGCAGGTTGTCCCCCGTCACGCGCTTCACCTCGATCGTCACGTCCCCGATTTCGAGCCGGTCAAAGGCTTTCAGCTTGCGGATCAGCATGGTCGCGCCCCCTTACATCGCCGAGGAGAACGCATCGCGCTCGTCCGGGGAGAGTTTCGCGAGCGCAGCTTCCTGCTCTTCAGGCGTTCCTGTGCGCATCACGCGCTCCAGCGCGGCGTACTTTCCGTCGTCGGCGTCGGTGATGTCGGACGCGGACACCCGGGCCAGCGTGGTGGGCGGGGTGTGCAGTTCCTTGCCGGTGGGATCGGCTGCGGGATCGACCTGTTGGCGGCGGCGGTGCTTCTTCTCCTTGATCTCCGGCACGCCTTCGAGCTTGGTGCGGCCCGCTTCGTGCTGCAGGAGGCGGTGGGCTTCCTCAAGCTGCTGCGCATAGGTCATGTCGGCATAGGCCTCGGAGCCGGTGACAAAACGGACCATGCGGTCGAAGCCTTGCGTGACATTCCCGCCAGCCCAGAGATCGGGATACGCCTTGCGATAGGCGCCGGTCGCGTCGTTCCAATCCCGGGTGTCCTGCTCGATCTTGTGCCGCGTGACGGCCATATCGCCCGCCACCTGGCGCTGATCCTTGAGCAACTGCGCCCGCTGCTGGGTATATTCCTCCTTGGTCAGGTCGGCGTTGTCGTAGTCCTCGACGATCTTGTCGAGCTGGGCCTCGATGTCAGCGATCTTGGAGGCGAACCCGGCCAGCCCGGGGTGATCGTCGGGGATCTCGATCTTGGGGGGCGCCGCATCGTTTCCGGGCGTCGCGGCGCCGTCCGGGGCGCCGTCGTCGTCGTCCTCGTCCTCGTCCTCGACGGTGCCATCGTCGTCATCATCGTCGGCCCCGGCCTTCGCGGGACGCCAGGACGGATGGACCTCTTCATCGAGCGCGGCCGATCCGTCGATCTCCGCGCCCTCGTCGGCTTCGAGCGCGGCGATCTCTTCGGGGGTCAGCAGGTCCTTGTCGTATTCGGGGGGCATGATCTGGTCTCCTTGCGTCATGCGGCTGGAATTCTGGGGATCAGGCCGGTTCGTTGGCCGGATCGGAGCGGCGGATCAGCATGAAGCCATCCCCCGCATGCTCGTTGATGGCGCGGCAGACGGCCGCGAAGAGGAGGTCTTTCACGCGCTGCTCGGGCGGAAGGTGGTCATAGGGCACCAGGCAGGGGTGTTCCTTGGCCGCCGGATCCTTCACCGGCCCCCACTTCCAGCCCTCGCGGAGCTTGTGGTCCATCCAGAGGGCGTGGCTTTCCTCCGGGGAGCGGGCGGTGTCGAGGTGCGCGCGCACGCCGGCAAGGGCGCTTTCGACCATCCATTCCGGCGCGTTCGCCCAGCTCGGTTGGCTCTCGCCGATGTGCTGGCAGTAGGCCCGGTTCACCTCATGTGCGATCCGCGCGACGAGCGTGTCGGTCACGACACAGGGCGGGCCGTCAAGCATTTCGCGCAGCAAGTAGCCCTCCAGCGGCCAGAGCTTGTTGACGGCGTTTTGACGGGCGATCCGGCGGCCCAGCTCGGGGTCGAAGTTTTCGGGCGCTGCGCAGGCGCTCTCACCCGTCACGGTGAACCCGTTGCGCACGGTCAGGACGCAGATCGTCAGCGTGGTGTCGGGCTGCACGTGGTAGTGCTCGTCCACGATCAGGCTTTCGAGGTGTTCGGGGGTGATGCGGGGGGCCTCAGGCATCGGTCTTTTCCTCACAGTTGGTGAGGCGCTTCACGAATGCCTTGAAGGTCTCATCCGCATCGACGCCGCTCTTGAGCACCATCTGAAAGTGCTCGGACAGCGGCATTTCCTCAGGACGGGGCGGCCGGTCGGGCGCCTGCGCCTCCGCGCACTCCTCCTCGTCCATGTCTCGGGCGCCCGCGCAGATGCCGCAGTCACACGCCTGCTTGGCCGCCTCGGGCTCGGCCGCTTTGGCGCCGTAGACGTAGATCTCGAGGAAGGCGTCGTAGTTATCGCGCTCGTCGCTCGTGTGGACGACGCCAAGCCCGAAGGCGTCGGCGATCGCATCGACCGCTTCGGCGAAGGTCGAGCACGCGCGGGATTCATCGGAAGCGCTGACAGGCGTGACCGAGTAGCCGCCGTTGCCGTGCCGCCTGATCGTGAGCGAAGTCGTCCGTTGGTTTTCCATGGGTTTTCCTCTTGTGGGACAGGTGGTTGGGTCAGATTTCTTCCGCGCGGTAATCGCGGTATCTCCGCAGCTGGTCGCGAAAGTGTTCGAGCATGTGGAAGCTTCGCAGCATCTTGCCTCTCCTTTGATGGGTCAGGTCCGGTCGTTGGCGGCGATCTCGGCCAGCGCCTCGACCAGGTGGAGGGCTAGCAGGTCGGCGATCTCCTCGGCCGGGACGTCGAGGATTTCGGCGATGACGCTGGGCCGGTGCCCGGCCTGCACGGCGGCGAGCACGCATTCGTCGCGGGCCTCATCCGTCGGGCAGGCCAGCGGCTCGGTCGTGGTGGGGATCGTCATGCGGGCACCATCTGTTGCGGCTGGGGTTGCTGTGGCGGGAGCGGACCGGTCGGCATCTGCGCGCCCTGACCGGGTTGGCCGGGCAGCGGCCCGGAGCCGGGGGCATAGTTCGCCTCGCGGAGCACGGTGTCGGCCGCGCCCGCGAGGTTGGCGCCCTTCATGATGACCGCGGCGGCTTCGAGGGCGCGGACCTGCGTCTCGACATTGGTGCCCGCGGTGTTTGCGAGGATCTGGCGCACCTCGGCCACCAGCTTGGCGGTCTCCACGCCCGCCTTTTGGGCCTTGGCCTGTTTCTCGGCCGCGCTGGCCTGTTTCTCAGCGAGCTCGGCCATGGCCATGGCCTGCTGGAACTGCGACTCGGCCTCTTTCGCGGCACGCCGCGCTTTTGCCTCGGGATCGGGATCGTTCGGGTCGGCGTCCGGGTCTTCCATGCCGGTGACCTGCCGGATCCGCTTCACCAACTCCTCGCGCTGTGGGATGTCCATGGTCTCGACCACGAGGTCGAGCATCGCCAGCACGATCTGCGGCGAGACGGGCGCCAGCTTGCCCATGACCGCCAAGAGCTCGTCGACCTGGCCCTGTCGGATCGTGGCGTTCCAGTCGTCTTCGGAGATGATGAAATCGGCCTTGGTCCGCACGATGTCGGACGCGGGGAGCAGCGGATCATTGACCGTGATGAAGGACGCATTGCCTCTCATGTCGGTGATGCGGAACTGCTTGCGCTGCGTCATGTACTGCTCGGTGAGGCTGAGCATCTTCGAGCCGTGGACTTGGCGGGCGAACCGCAAGTTATCGAAGGCGCTCGCCGTCGCCAGCGCCCCCTGATCCTGGCGCCGGGCGATGGCCCGGCCGGAGCTGGCATTGGTCTCCCGCCCGAGGTTCTCGTCCGTGACCCCGCCCATCTGCTGGATCATCATGAGCGAGCGGGACATCAGGTCCAGATGCGCGGCCGACAGCTCTCGGTCGACATTCAGGTCGATCTCATAGCCCTGTTTCTTGACGATGATCGCGTCCGGTCGCGCGACCTCATCGCGAAATTCGCGCATGTCATCGACCGCGCCCTTGTCCATGACTACCTTGTTGGTGGAGAGGATGAACAGGGCCTTGGACGCCCGCTTGTTGACGTCGCTCTGCGGGTCGCGCATCCGGCGGACATAGCCGTAGGGCAGGCCGTCACGGCCGCTGCGGAAGCACCAGATCGGCGTGAAGGGATAGAGGTTGTGCCGGTAGGGGCTGCGGGCGACGAAGAGCATGCCCGCCTCGCACATCAGAGCGACATGCATGCGCATGCGCACCTTGCGGATCACCTTGGCCGCGCCCGTCGCCACCTCCTGTTGGTGACCCGGGCTGCGGGGGTCGAAGATTTCGCCGCCGAACTGTCCGCCGCTCACATACCGGTCCTCGACCGGGATGCGGAACCATGCCTCGATCAGGCGCACGCGCTCGCGGATCGAGTGGTGGCGATCCGCCCCGACCATGGTGGATTGGGAGGCCGCGATCTCGGCGGCGTCCATCTGATCGTCACCGGTGCCGTCGAGCGAGCGCATGAAGTCGATCACGTCGCTGGCCGCGAGGTCTATGATGTGCCTGCGCTCCGGCGCGAGGGCATGGGCCTCGTCCAGATCGACCCATTTCGAGCGGAACATGTAGCGGCCGTCGCTCAGGTCGCGCTCGCTCGCCATGCTGTCGAAGAGGATGTTCCGCCAGCTCTCGCGCCGCTCATAGATCGGCTCGCCGTCCGTCTCGTCCTGCATGCCGCATTCGAGCCAGCCCACGCCGACCTTCACCATGTCGGCAAAGGCGTCGGAGACGTGGAATTCCGCGAGGTTCACGTCAGCGAGGTATTTCAGCAGCTTGGTCTTGTGCTCGGCCGCCTTGGCGCCGTCCTCGGTGCGCGGCAGGATTTTGTAATCGGTGCGCCCGCGCTTCTCGGTCCCGAGCATCCAGTCGATGGATGTGGCGATGACGTTGTAGGTGAGCGGCTCCTGCCCGCGCGCCCGCACGATGGCCGCGTCCTGCTCCGTCCACTGGCGGCTGTCGTAGAAATCCTCATCCACGCCCATCTCGACGCGGTTGTCGCCCTGGCGCTCCAGCTCGCGGGTATAGTGCCCCATGAGCCGCCTCCACAGCACCTCGACATGCTCGCTGTCGAGCTTGGAATTGCGCCTGACGTTGATGGCGAGGGCGCCGCTGGTGTCCACCCGGTCGAGCGGATCGCGGCTGCGCTGAGGGCCGCCATAGGTCATCTGGCCGCTATAGGCCGGATTGTCGTCGGTCTCGGGATCAAACATCGGTCATGATCTCCGCTTCGCGGGCCTTGCCGGTGTCGATGTCGACGGCGATGGCATCGGCCACCACCTCGCGATCGCTCTGCGGCGCCGGGGGCTGCCGGAGCAGGTCGCCCAGGTGCTCGCGGATGCAGCTCGTGACGAAGATCACGCTGCGCGGGTCGCATTCGTTGAAGCCGAGGGCCGCGGTGAACTGCATCGAGGTGCGCGCGCAATGCGCCGGGTCGCCGGTGTGCTCATCCCACATCCATGCGATGTCGAGCGGGACGAGGCAGGGGATCGCGGCATTGGCGCGGGTCTGCCGGCGTGTGGGCAGCAGCACCATGGAGGGACGGCCGTTGGTCAGCAGCCATGTGCCGAACACGGTGAGATCGCCGTGCTCGGCCTCCCAGGCGCGGCGCTCGATGTCGATGATCGCCATCGGGGCGCTCGGATCGACATGCGGGATAGGTTGTCCGGTGTGCGGTGACAGGATCATGGGGCCTCCGAATGTGGTTGGAGGGCCCGGATCTTTCCGGCCGTGGTGAGCGGGATGTGGTGGGGGATCATACTGCCATGCCCCCTTGCGGTCTGTCGTGGCGGTCGCGTCCGCCCACGTCCTGATAGTCGCCGTCGCGGCGGCGCTGCGCGCTCGGCCCGGAGAACAGGGCCGGGTCCCAGCCCTGGGCGTGCTGGCGGAAGGCGTCGGCGGCCTCTGAGTGGCCGTCCAGCTTCTCGGGCTCTTCCGAGAAGGCGCCCATGCGGGCGTTCCATTTCTTGTGATAGAGCTGCAGGTGATCGAGGCCCCTGGAGCAGTCTGGCGGGTTCACCTCGTCGTCGTCCCCCCAGCACGCCGGGTCCTCATGGAACCACGAATCCTGGAAGGCTTCGCGCGTGATCTTGATGCCGTGGGTGAAGTCGTCGACGCGCGGGACGATGTGGAAATCCCAATCCGGCGCGATCTCGTTGAGCATCACCAGCGGCGAGGCGACCCGGCTGCCTTGCTGGCGCTTTTGCAGGGCGTCGTGGGGCAGGAGGTGGATGCCAAAGAGCCAGCCGGTGTCGCGCAGGAGCTTGACGTAGAAGCCATAGCCCTCGCCCCAGCCTTGGATGTAGCGCAGGAAGCGCTTTTGCAGCCCGATCTGTTGGAAGCACCAGATGCCGGTGCCGTCGCCCGCGCCGATGTCCCAGCAGGTGTGGACGGCGACATTGCGGATGTGGGGCACGATGCCGATGCGCCCGGCGGCGCGGGCCGCTGCCATCTGCGGGCCGAAGAATGTGCCCTCGGTGCTGCGCTGGAAGGCTTCCTTGAAGGTGGAGGGATATTCCTGCCACATCCGCGCGACATTGCCCGCCTGCTCGTGATCGCGCTTGCCGATGTAGAATGCGCGCTGGGGCAGGGAGAGCCTGCAGCCCTGCTCGACTTCCACCTGGTCGAAATACTCGTGATCCTTGCCGGTGATCCGCACGCCAGCGGGGTCCGCGACATATCCCGGGTCGCGCCACCAGCCGTAGAAGTGCAGCTTCCACTCGCTCTTGGCGAGCGGCCGGGGGTCCCTCGATCTCTTCTCGGCCGCGGCGGCGAGGTCGAAGAAATCCCCCTCAGGGCCCTCGGCCGTGGATTCGACAATCGCGATCCCGCTCGACGGGACCGCCGGGAAGGAGCCGGTGATGATCTCGGTGGACTTTCCGGGGTTCTTCGCTGCGATCTTGCCCATTTCCGAGACGTGCAGCCGGTTCACGGTTCCAGACCGGGCCGAGACCGTGACCTCCATCGCCGAGTTGTTGTGCGCGAAGAGCAGTTCCTCGGCGGTCTCCGTCTCCAACGGTGCGATCTCGCGCAGCGGATCGGGCAGCCGGGCGTATGCGAATTTCACCTTGTCGCGGAAGATGCGCCCCGCGTCCCTGAGCGTGTGAGCGATGATGACGCTGCGCTGGTCGGCGGTGAAGATCGAGTGATCGAGGAAAACGACGCTCGACATGGTGGTGAAGCCCAGCTGCCGGGCCTTCACGATGACGTTCCGGTAGTGGAGGGCGTTCAGAAAGTCCCGCTGGGCGAAATTCGGGCGGAAAGGGACGACGGCGCCCTCCTGGTGCTCGTCCTCCTTGGTCATGATCTTGTAGAGGAAGCCCGAGAAAAGCCGCCAGCGGACGTCGTGGCAGGCGGCCAGCAGCTCGCCATCGGTCTTGGGCACGAAATCGAGCGGCAGCGGCCGGGGCAGATCCGGCAGCCCGGCCCGTGCAGGCAGCCCGAGCACCGGCTTTGCGAGGAATGGGGCGGCCTTTGGCGAGGACATCAGGGCTTCCGCTCGCTGGGGTGGATCCAGCGCCGCGCGATGGCGCAGAAGACGTAGCCAGGCGGGGGGCCGTAGCGGTCCCAATTCGACAGCCGCTCCCATTCCTCGCGTGAGACGATGCGCCCGGTCCAGGTGCGGTGGCGGCCCGTCACGGATTTCGGGGGCAGGGTGCTCATGAGGCGCCCCCCTCGTCGTCCGGATCGAAGCGCATGCCCGGCGTGAGCGATTCTGACCCGGCGCAGAGCGCGCGGGCCAGCGCCAGCAGCTCGGCCGAGGCGCTGACCTCGGTCTTGTCCTTGAAGAGGCCCAGGTGCCGCGCCACGTTCTCCAGCGCCTTCATCTGGTCCTTCGTCTTGACCTCGATGCCCTGGCGCGTCTCCTTCACGCCATCGAAGAGCAGCCGGGCCGCGCCGGTCAGCTCGCGCGTGTCCGCGAGGTGGACGTAATCGACGCCGAGGCCGTGACACTCGGGACAATCGGGGTGCGGGTCACGCTTGATGTCGTAGCCGTAGCCGCCCTCATCGAGCGGCATGCGCGGGTCAAGCTCGGGCTGATCCATCAGCGCGTTGAAAAGCGTGTCGACGTCCTTGCCGCGCCCCGCGAGTTCCTGGGCCTTGGCGACCTTGGCGCGCTCGTAGGCGCGCGGTGTGGTCCACTGGTAGGCGTTGTCGATACCGTAGCAGCAGCGGCAAGCGCCACGGCGATGCTGGGTCAGCTCGTTGGGGTCGGCGGTGGCGATCTCCCAGAAGCGGCGGATGACCTCCTGCGCCTCAATCTGGGAGCTTTCAGCCAGCTTCTGGCGGGCCTCCTCGATCTGCCGCTGCATTTCAGCATCTTTCAGCAGCCTGTGGCCGGTCGATCCCGCGCTCCGCTCCGAGTATCCGGCCTCGATTGCGGCTTGAGTGGCGTTGCCATGCACGAGGTATCGGTCACGAAAGACGTCGCGGTTCGGCTGGGGCTTCCGGCTCGTGCCCTGCGATCCACGTCCACCTTTCGCTTTTGCCTTTCCCCCGGCCATCCTGCCCGATCCCGATGTCGCTGATGGTCACATGTGTACATCAAGATGATCCCTCTCGCCAAGGGGTTGCCGCCATCATTGGTGGGGCGCCTCTCGCGCGCGCGTCGATCCTCTCCTCGCTCCCCTATGTTATGTAATGGCTTCACCTAAGCCCCTGAAATTTAAAGGTCGGGGCTCAAAATCTGAGAAAAAACGGGCCGTTTGTTGCCAGATTCCGCCGGTTTTTCCGCCTGGGGCGCGAAATCCGGCCGAACCGACCGCTTGCGCCAAGTTATTGAAGATAAAGGATTCTGGCTCAAAAAAACGGGATTTCTGCAAAGGCACGGCGGCGCTCAAGCGACCGCTTGAACCAGTCGCTTGGGTTAAGTGACTGATTAAATTGGCATGTGGGCATGAAAACCAGCGATAAACGGCGCGTTTTTCGTCCGTTTCTGCCCGTTTTCGCGTGACCTGCGCCGCCATCGCACTTGCCACATGGCAATGTAACATGTTACAAATAGAAACAGAGGGCAGGCTGCCCTGGCGAAGACATGACGAAAGGACGCTGGCATGGCCTCAAATGGCTTCATCATCACGAAAAGACCGCGAAGGCTCACCGCCGGGGTCGCGATCTATGCCGGGAGCGAGAGCTACCTCGTGCTCTTGCCCGGTGACATTCCTCACTGGGCGCCATCGCGCCAATCGGCGACCGCTTTCCCGACGCGCAATAATGCCGAGGGTGCAATCCGGGCGCATTTGTCGCCCGCAACTCCGCATTGGGCCATCGACGTGATCCCGCGGGTGCTCCCCTACGTCGCGGAGGAGCCGGAAGAGGCGACTGTCTGGAAAGACAAGATGGGCGCGGCGCATGACAGCCGCGAGGAGGCGATCCGGGCGAATTTCGAGGCCGATCTCTCCACGATCATCAGCGACATTCTCATGAGCAATCGCCAGCTGCCCGAGAACCGCCGAGAGGCTTTCCGTGCGTTGCTCGGGGTGATCGCCGACGAACACCCCGACATGCTTCGCATCCTCATGGGCGACCGCGAGGAGACCTGACCCATGGCCGGGTTCACCTTCATCGACTTTCTCGCCCAGCACGCTGGCCCTGTGCTGGCGTGCGTGATCCTCAACATCATCGGCGTCTCGATCCTCGTCTGGATCGCGGATCGCTACTGACGGGAGACAGAGACCATGCCCCGCATCTTCCGCGCGGAGACCAACCCCGACCACGATCAATTCTATGTCTCGGCCATCGAAGGCCCGCGCACCTACCTCGTGGCTGGACCCTATTCCAGCCATCGGGAGGCGCAGGACGCGATGCCCGAGGTCCGCGCTTTTGCCGAAGAGCACGATGGCCGCGCGCATTTCATGGCGTGGGGGACCTGCTCCACGGGCGAGGGGATTGCGACGCCGCTCGGCCGCGACTGGCGCATGAAGGCGGTGGCGGCATGACCATCGGGGATCTTGAGAGAGCCGCCGGCATCGAAGACCGCGACGCCTTCTGGGCGGGCTTCGCCTCGGTCACCGGCGAGGTGACCGTGAACGGCCGCACCTGCGACGCCGGGCTCGAAGCCGGGATTGCGCAACTGCGCTGGCTCGCGGACCAGCGCGACGGCGATGAGGAGATCTGACGATGCTGATCATCGACAGCTTTGCGGGCGGCGGCGGGGCCTCGACCGGGATCGAGATGGCTCTCGGCCGCAGCCCCGATGTCGCGATCAATCACGATGCCGCGGCGCTCGCCCTGCATGAGGCCAACCACCCGGCCACGCGGCATCTCAATTCCAATGTCTGGCATGTCGATCCAGCCGAGATCTGCCGCGGTCGCCGTGTCGGGCTCGCCTGGTTCAGCCCCGACTGCAAGCATCACAGCAAGGCCAAGGGCGGCAAGCCGGTCGCCCGCAACATCCGCGATCTGGCCTGGGTCGTCGTGCTCTGGGCGCGCCGGGTCCGGCCCGAGGTGATCGCGCTGGAAAATGTCGAGGAGTTCCGCGATTGGGGCCCGCTGACCGAGGCCAACCGCCCCTGTCCCGAGCGCCGCGGCCAGACCTTCCGCCATTGGGTCGGCGAGCTGCGCCGCCTCGGCTATCGCGTCGAGTGGCGCGAGCTGCGCGCCTGCGACTATGGCGCGCCCACGATCCGCAAGCGGCTCTTCCTGATCGCCCGCCGCGACGGCCGCCCCATCGTCTGGCCCGCGCCGACCCACGGCGCCCCGGACAGCCCCGAGGTGCAGGCGGGCCGCCGCGCCCCCTGGCGGACCGCCGCCGGGATCGTCGACTGGTCGCTGCCGTGCCCGTCGATCTTCGACAGCTCGGCCGAGATCCTCGCCCGGCACGGGCTGCGCGCGGTGCGACCCTTGAAAGAGCCGACCCTGCGCCGCATCGCCCGCGGCGTGATGCGCTACGTGATCGAGGCGCAGGAGCCGTTCCTCGTGACCTATGCCCAGCAGGGCGGCGCGGTGCGCTCGGGCTTCGACCCGCTGCACACCGTCACCGCCAGCGCCAAGGACCAGAACGCCCTCGTCGTGCCGACCCTGATCCAGACCGGCTATGGCGAGCGGCCGGGCCAGGCGCCGCGCGTGCCCGGGCTCGACCGCCCGCTCGGCACCGTGGTCGCGGGCGGCGCCAAGCATGCGCTGGTCGCGGCCTTCCTCGCCCAGCACAATGCCGGGGCGCGGATGCAGCGCCATGCCGGCCGCCCGGCCGGGGCCCCGCTCTCCACCCTCACCACCCGCGGCACGCAGCAGCAGATCGTGGCCGCGCATCTGATGAGCCTGCACGGCACCACGCGGCGCGATCAGCCCCTCGATGCGCCCGTGCCGACGCTCTGCGCCGGGGGCGGGCATGGTGCGCTGGTCGCGGCCTTCCTGCAGAAATACTACGGCGCGGGCACCGGCCAGGCCGCGGGCACGCCGCTGCACACGCTCTCGACCCGCGATACCTTTGGGCTGGTGACGGTCGAGATCGACGGCGCGAGCTATGCCATCGCCGATATCGGCATGCGCATGCTGACCCCGCGCGAGATGTTCCGCGCCCAGGGCTTCCCCGAGAGCTACCGGATCGACACCGCCCCGGACGGCCGCGCCTTCACCAAGACCGAACAAACCCGCATGTGCGGCAATTCGGTCTGCCCGCCCGTCGCCGCCGCCATCATCGCCGCCAATTGTGCCCACCTGGCGGTGCCTAAGCAGACAGAGGAGGCCACCAATGCCTGACACCCTGATCGCCACCGGCCGGTTCACCGCCGAGGTCACTCTGGCCATGGCCTGCCTGACGAGCCGTGAGAACGGCTCTGCCCAGAACCAATTCGGACAGAAAGGAACCGACATGACCGAGACCGTCGAAATAAAGCTCAGCATCGGGATGGGCCACCGCGAGGGGCAGGAGAGCCCCGCCACCGAAATCGAGCGTGTGCTGTGCGCCCTTGCCGGTCAGATCGGCCAGGGGCAGCTCGCCAACTGGCGCGCGCTGTGCGCGCTCGGCGGCGAGGTGATCGGCGAGGCGCACCTGCACATCCGCGCGGGGAAGGACGCCTGATGCAGACCCCTTATGTGAAAGGCACGGATCTGCGCATCAAGGGCACCATCGAGACGCTCGAAGCCTGCTATCCGCGATCCTTACACGTCGTCAGGCCCTCAAGGCGCGTGTCCGCGCTGCGGCGGGTCTTGAGCCAGCGGAATAGCGAACGCCTGCGCGGGGCATGATGCTCCCGGGCTGGGGGGAGGCGGGGTTCAGGCCCCGCCTTTCTTCTTGGAGCGCAGGTGGGCGGCGCTCGATCACGCCCCTCCATCATTTCGCCCTCGCCATCACGCGCGGGCCGACCGCCCGCTCAATGCCCGCGAGCTTCTCCAGCATCGCCCGGACCTCTGCGCGCTTCTCCTCGATGACCTGGGCCTGCTGCGCGATCACCTGCATAGCCGCCGCGCTGTCCTTGAGCCATGTCTCGGCCTGCGCGCGAAGCGCGGCCATATCCTCGTTGCCGCCGGCCGGGCCGAAAAACTCGTCGCGGAGCTGCGCCACCCACCCCGGCATGACGTCGAGAACATCGGCGACGGTCTCGTCCGTGTCTCCGGCCCGGTACCGCTGGGCATCCGTGTCGTAGCACGTCTCCAGCATCGACATGATCTCGCGCTTCTGCTCGCGGGTCGGTTCGCGCGGCGGGGTCTCGCTCGGTCGAGACGCCGTGTTGGTGGTCGTGGCCATGTCATTCTCCTTGCGCTTTGCCTCGCATGTCGGGCAAATCTCCTTGCCCTTCACGACGGCCCATCCCTGGGCAATGATCTTCTTTCGAACCTGCCCGGCGTCAGGCTCCCATTGCGCCTTTGGGCCACCCCCGATCCGCCGATAGGCGGCCACTACGGTATCCTCGGCGCCGCAGGCATCGCAGGTCAGCCGCGCCTTGTTGCGGCGCCCCCCCTTGATCCCTTCAATCATCCGGGCCGCCGGTGGGGATCCGCTTGACCAGGTGCCCGAACCCCGTCTCGCGCAGGAGCTCGGCCGCGCGTTCCGGGCTCGGCCGCTGCGCCCGCCGCTCCCGATCCGCCCGATCCTGTTCCATGTTATGCGCGGCCCCGTGGCGCCTGCGGTGCTCGGCCGCGCGGGCCGTCACGATGATCAGGCGGATCGCGGCGGGCGTCGGTCGTCGATCCGGAACGTCGCGGAGATAGGACAGGCAGGCCGCCTCGATCTCCTCGCGGGAGAACGGCTCCAGGACGGCCAGCCAGTCGCTGGCCATTGATTTCCCGACGGCCTCATCGCGCGGGGTGAAGCCATAATGCGTCAGCATCGTGGAAATGCGGCCTTTCAGCCAGCGCTCCTCATCTATCGGCCGGTCAGTCGCTGCAGAAACCGCGGATGAACGGGTCGTTGATGGTAGGTGCTCGGGCATCATGCTCCCCCCCTCGGGCTGGTGAAATCCTCATCGGCTCGGCTCGTGCCCGGGCGCATCGCTTCATCGCTGGGGTGAAAGCCGAGAAAGAACGTGGCGGGTCATTCGGATCCCATCGGAGGCATGCGTCGCGCACCGTCTCCACGATGTCGTTCTCGGAAAGGCCCAGGTCGGCTTTCCATCGCTCCATGACCAAGGCGTCCGTTCGGTCCCCGATCATGTGCCCGCCCGCCGTCATGGCCGCCGCCGGATCGCGGAAACCCATTGCGAGGATCACGCGATCGCGCAGCGTCTCTCCCCAGCCCGGCGGCAGCACCTCGGGCTCTGACCGAGCCGCCGGGGCCAGCTGGCGCGGCCGGGCGGCAGGTTCTTCCTCGCCGTCCTCGATGTCGAACATGTCGGGCTCGGCCGCCCGCCGAGACGCCGCGGATTTACGCCCGCCCTTGCGGCCGTTCTTTCGGTTGGTCTTGGACACCTCTTCGCGCGTGCGGCATAGCTCTCGGGCCCGGCGGTTGGAGATTTTGCCATCCTCGGTCAGGTCGAGCTTGCCCTTCGCGATCAGCGCCTCGATTGTGCGGCGCACTGAGGCCGGGCCCATGTCCTTGATCTCCGCGCCGATCCATTTCGCGTCGAACTCGATCTGGCCGCCGCTGGCATATATCTTGTCCAGCGCGAGACAATAGACGCACATTTCGCGCGCCGTGAGGCCGATGCATCCCTCCACAAAATCCTTGGGGTATCTCGGATACCAGGAAGCCCCGTGACGCATGGCTCACCCCACGTCCTGGCGCTGGATCTCGGTGATGGTGACCCCTTGGGCGGCGAGGATCGCTTTCTTGAGCCGGTAGACCGCCGTCTTTGTCGGTTTGCTTTTCACGTCCTCGATCACGCGCCGGCCGTCGCTCGCGACATAGCCGAAGTCGCCTCGATAGGTCAGCGCGCGGCCGTTCTCACCGCGCACCGGCTCGCCACTCGGGCCGATCAGGGGGATGCAGGGCTGCAATTCCAGATCCGTGATCTCCCCGGCGCGCTCCATCAGGCGCAGTTCGGAATACCGGTCCGCTTCGAGCTTCGAGTCGAACTCGATCCCGTCGCGCCGGGTGCGCCTGTTGCGATACTTCGCCTTCCCCTTGCCCTCTCGACTGCGCGCCAGGAGCGCCCGGTATTCCTGCACCGTGATCTTCGCAACGTCAGCCATCATCCGCCTCCATCAGGAGATCGGGCTGGCGAAAGTCGGCGCGGTCGAGCCAGCGAAACGACGGTTCCGGGTGCGGCCCGAGGCCGGGGCGCGAGCGCGGATCGCGCCGGTCCCATCCGCGCGCTTGAGCAGCAGCGCGCAATACTCCCAGCCGGGCAGGGCGAGCGTGTGCCGTAGCCAGCGGCCGTGCCCGTCGCGGGCGTTGATCTTGTCGTAGGGCGGGTTGGTGATGATCGCGGGCGCCGCCGCTTCTGTCGTGTCGAGGAAATCGCCCAGGCAGGTGATGGCGTGCTTGCGCTGAACGATGTCGCCGCCCCGAACCGGCACGCCGAAAGCCTCGATCTCGCGGGCAAGGTCTCCATCGCCCACGGCGGGCTCCCAGACGCGCCCCAGCGCAGCGATGCAGTCGCCATCGGCCGCCAGCAGCGCGCGGATGGCCTCGGGCTGACCGGTCGGATAGAAGTCGTCCGCGCGGCGGACATCGCGCGCCGGCGCGCGCTGATCCGGCAAATCTGGAAAGGCCGCGATCTGCCGGGCATCCCGCGGGCGCTTGGCCTTGGTCGCCCGAAAGAGGGATTTCGCGGAAGGGGCAGGCATCAGAACGGGATCTCGTCGTCTTCGAGGTCGCCATAGGCCGATCCGCTGGGCGCGCTGCTTCCATAGCCCCCACCGCCCCCGTAGCCCCCGCCATAGCCGCCGCCCTCGCCATTGCTCTCGCGCTTGTCGAGCGAGAGCAGTTGGCTCTTGTAGGGCCGCAGGGTGATCTCGGTCGTGTAGCGATCCTGGCCGGACTGGTCCTGCCATTTGCGGGTCTCGAGCTGGCCTTCGATATAGACCTTCGAGCCCTTGCGCAGATACTGCTCGGCGAACCGCACCACCGGATCGGAATAGATCGCCACCGAATGCCATTCGGTGCGCTCGCGTCGCTCGCCGGTGTTGCCGTCCTTCCAGGTCTCTGAGGTGGCAATCCGCAGATTGCAGACCTTGCCGCCCGATGGGAAGCTGCGCACCTCTGGGTCGCGGCCCAGATTGCCGATCAGGATGACCTTGTTGACGCTAGACATTGGCCCTCCTGCGGCTCCGGTTCAAACCATGCGGAAATCGGCACGCCCGTCGCCGCCCTGATCTTCTCCATGGTTCGCTTGCCCGGCTCTCGCTCGTCGGACAGGATCAGGCAGAGGTAGCTGCGGCTGATGCCGATGCGCGCGGCCCACTGGCCCTGCGTCAGCGTCACAGGATATTTTTCGATGAAGGATCTTAACGGGTTTGCCATATGTCACTATATGTAACATTACGCATTCCCGGTCAACATGTGGCTTGGCTGAACAGACTATTTAACCCGGCGGGGCGCTTGTAATAGTTACTGGCATTTCCACCCACGGTGAGGCGTGATGCGAATATTGATACGAGAGGCCCGCGAAGCGGCTGGAATTACCCAAGGTGAACTTGCTTCCAAGCTGGGGATTTCCCGCTCTTACCTGACGCAACTGGAGCTCGGGAGGCGAAAGCTCACATCGGAGCGGCAGCTCGACATCGCGCGCGCTCTCGATGTGGACGCGGCCTCGCTTGTTGATTTTGAGGCCCCATCACAGGTCGAGGAAGACGAGCTTATCGAGGCTTTTCGGCGGTTATCCCCAGAGCGCCGTCAGGGTTGGCTCGACCTGGCGCGGACGATCCACGCGGATCACCACCGCAAGTAACGGCCTCGACGAACCTGGAGCGCCCCTCCGGCCCCATTTCCTCTATGAGCCTGCGGAACTCTTGGTCCTGCTCCTGCGCCGTCGCTTGGGCGGCGCGCGCATGATTTTCGTCGCACATATCGTCCCTCAAAAAAAGTGTCATTCGTAGGGCTGCGCCGACACCGGAAGGCGGCACTGATTCGGCGCAAGCCGCTATCTACGCGCTCCGATATGGGCTCCCCATGGCCCCAAGTGCCGCGTTCATTGATGTTACCTGTTGCAAAATGTGACTAACAGTGTCAATGTCGCAATTGTCGGCGCGCGCCGACTGCGACACATTTTGCAGGGAATACAGCATGATTTTCCAGATTTGGTTCCAGCCGCATGCGCAGATCACCAGGCCGGCAGTGCCGTTTGTTCTCGTCGATCTGCCTCGCATCGAGACTGTTTCCGACTTGTTCGTGGCCATGGGGGAAGACAGCCCGCTCGCAGGTCACCGGCTTCAAACCCGGTTCGGAGAAGAGAGGGGCGTGCGCTTGATCTTGGGGCGCGAGCCGCTCGCCTTCCGCGCTGGGGCCATTGAGCGCGCCGAGCGCCCCACCTGGACGATGGTCGAGGAAGGGGCGGCGGCATGAGCGCGGGCTGGTCTGGCGTTTATTGGCTGGTGATGACCGACTTCGGACCCGCCGGCATCGGCGCGCCCGATCCCGCTGCGACATGGGACGACGCGCTGGACCAGCTCGCCGTCGCTGCTGACGAGGACCGGCCTGCCCGAGTGTTCCGCCTCGATTTGGACGCCTCGGCTATCACTGAGGTCACCGCAGAGGCCCAGCTTGGCCTGCAAGATCGCGTGGCAGGGAGGGCGGCATGATGGTTGCCCTTCGGTCCCCTTTCTGGCCAGACGCCCCGAACCTCCTCACTCCGCGAGAGCAGGACCTCCTCCAAATTCTCTTGGAAAGCGAGGGCTGGCTTGTCGCAATGGAGCGTATCCACGCGCGCCTCTTTGGCATGTGCAGCGAAGCGCGTGGAGATAGTGCCGTGACGGACCTGATTTGGCGGTTGCGCGGGAAGACACGCAACCGTGGCGTCGTCATCACGACCGTTCGCGGCCGTGGATACATGGCTCAGCGGGATGATGGCGTCATGTTTCCATGGGAGGACGCAGCATGACCGCGCGTCTCGTGCTGCCGCTTGTCGGTTATTTCGCGGTGGCGGCTCCTTTTGCCGTGCCGCGGCTGCTCGACGCGATGAACAGCGGCGGGGGGGTCTGATGGCCCTCAATACGGAACAGCGCGCCGCGCTCCACCGGACGCTGCACAATGCGCTGACCGCCGCCCCGCGCCACCTTCTGGTGCGCTGGCTGGCCGTGAACCTCTCCGACCATCTGACGGCGGAAGAGCTGGGGGTGCTTTCCGGCCATCTGCACATGGCCGCCCACACCAAAGCCCGACAGGAGGCAGCATGAACGTCCAAACCCGCACCGCTTGGCTCGCCGAGCGCCGCACCGGCATCGGTGGCTCCGACATCGCGGCCATCGTCGGGCTGTCCCGCTGGGCCACGCCTTACGATGTCTGGCTCGACAAGACCGGCCAGGCCGAGGATTCCGAGGAAACCGAATTCCAGTATTGGGGCACCGTCCTTGAGGATGTCGTGGCCAAGGAATACGCGAAGCGCACCGGTCAGAAGGTGCAGCGCGTCAACCAGCGCCTCATCCACCCGGAACTGCCCATCGCCGCGGCGAATATCGACCGCGCCGTCGTGAACCCTGCGATCCGCGGCAATGTCCGCTGGATCGACGGGCGCCTGACCACCGACCGGCTCCTGGAATGCAAGACCGCCGACCGCTTTGCCGCCGCCGATTGGGGAGATCCGGGGTCCGACGAGGTGCCGGAATACTATCTGATCCAGACCCAATGGTACATGGGCATCACCGGCGCGGCGGTCGCGGATCTGGCGGTCCTGATCGGCGGCAACGACTATCGCGTCTATACCATCGGGCGCGACGACACGCTGATCGCCGATCTGCTGGAAGCCGCGAACGATTTCTGGCGCGATCACGTCGAGACCCGGGCCGCGCCCGACCCGCAGACCATTGCCGACGCCAAGCGACGCTGGGCGCGGCACATCGCCGGGACAAGCGTCGACGTGGAATACTCGACGCTTCTGCGCGCCCGCCGCATGAACGAGGTCAAGGAGCAGATCAAGGCCCTTGAGAAGGAGGCCGACGCCTGCGCCCTCGATCTGATGCGCCAGTTCCGTGACGCCGAAACCCTGCTCCACGCTGGCGACAAGGTGGCCACTTGGAAGACCCAAGAGGCTGAACGGATCGACGTGAAGGCGCTCCGCGCGGATCACCCCGATATTGCCGCGCTCTATTCGACCAAGAGCGAGACCCGCGTCCTGCGTCTCGCGAAAGCTGCCAAGGAGTAAACCTGACCATGAACACCCAGACCGCACACGCGCCCACACTGGCGTCGATCTCGACGCAGGAGGGCGGCCCCGTTTCCCTCGGCGGGCTCACCCCGAAGAACCTCGAGCAGGCTCTGCAGCTTGCCGAGATTCTCGCCAACAGCTCCATCGTCCCGAAGGACTATCAGGGCAAGCCCGGCAACGTGCTCGTCGCCATCCAGTGGGGCATGGAATTGGGCTTTTCGCCGATGCAGGCGATGCAAAATATCGCCCCGATCAACGGCAGGCCGTCGCTGTGGGGCGATGCCGTGCTCGCCCTGGTGCGCTCCTCCGGCCTCATGGTCGCGTTCAAGGAGTGGGAAGAGAACAGCGACACGGACAATCCTGTCGCCTTCTGTTACGCGAAGCGGGTGAACGGCGAAGAGCGCACCACGTCGTTCAGCCAGGAGGACGCGAAGAAGGCCGGCCTTGCCGGAAAGGATGGACCGTGGCGCAATTATACCAAGCGCATGCGCCAGATGCGCGCTCGCGGCTTCTGCCTGCGCGATCTCTTCACCGACGTTCTCAAGGGCATGCCGATCGCTGAGGAAGTCCGCGACATGCCGACCGACATGCGCGACATCACCCCGGACGCCGGAGGCGAAGGGGCGGCCCCCGCAACCAAGACAGCGGCCGTGCAGCGGAAGGTGGCGCAGAAGAAAGCCGATTCGACATCGGCCGGGCCGACGCTCGAAGCCGTGCTTGCCGCGATCAATGCCGCCGACGACGAGGAAGCTTTGAAGGGAACCGCGGCAGACGCGGCCAAGATCACGGACGAGAGGGATCGCAAGGTCGCGCGCACGCGGTACAGCGAGCGCCTGACGGAATTCCGCGCCGCCCAGAATGCGCAGGACAACCAGGACCGCGCGCCGACGCTGGCGGAGGCCATCACGCGCGATCTGAACGCGGTATCCGGCCCGGCCGATGTCGAGGCGGTCATGGGGTCCTACACCAACCACCTGCTGGAACTGCGCGACGCTGACCCTGACGCCTACGACCGCATCATGCAGCTCGCCGATGAGCGCGAGTCGCTCACGAAGTAGCGCCGGATTCTGGGCGTATCCGGCGCTTCCGCCCCGGGCCGGTTCCTCCCCCGGTCCGGGGCACCCATCCCTGAAAGGACAGACCAATGAGCACACCCGAGTTGCGCACGCTCGATCAGGTCCTCTCTCTGCTCGACGGAGGCGATTTCCTCTCCGGCCTGCTCGAAGAGAACCGCAACCTGATCCAGGCCCTTCTGACCCACCAGCGCGAATATGGCGGCGCCCCGAAGGGGTCCCTCACGATCAAGCTGAACTATCAGCTCGACCGCAAATGCACGCTGCAGATTACCGGCGACCTCGATGTGAGGAAGCCGAAGGAGCCGAAGGCTTCCACGACAGCGTGGATCACCGCGGACGGCTTCGTCACGCCGTCCAACCCCAACCAGATGCGGATGGAGGTGCGCGATGCCGGTGGGCACCGTGAACTGCGCACCGCTGGCAGCGAGTAAATCTCAGGATCGAAAGGACAACCAACATGGTCGAAACCATTACCAAAGAAGCCGCCAACATCGCGCAGACCATGCGCGAGACGATGGAAGACCTCTGCAACGTGCAGGACATCACCCGGCCGACTGACGCGAACCCGCTGCGCGATCCGGTCATCGTGTCCGTGCCGACCGGGCAGAGCCTGCATTACCTGACGGACGCCCACCGGGCGGCGCTGGAATATATCAAGCCGACCCGGCGCCGCGGCATCGCCACGCACATGACGCTGGAGAGCCTGATCGGCTGGGCCAACCGCTTCAAGGGCGAAACCTCTGTTCTCTACGTCAACCCGGACCCTCAGCGCCCGAGCCTGACCTGCATTGCCGATTACCATGCCGCTGGCGCGGCCGATGTCGGCGCCCTGGGCGACCCCTCGGCGCGGCATTGTGCGCACCAGGGCGTCTACCGGTTCCCGCTCTCGAAAGAGTGGAAGTTCTGGACCGCGATCTCGGGAAAGGGCCTCGACAAGGACGAGTTGGGCGAGTTGATCGAGGAGCACGCCAAGGATGTGCTCGATCCGACGCCCTCGCTGATGAACCCGGGCACCGTGGAGCCGTCCGAGCCCTGGGAAGAGCGGATGCTCGACATCGCGCAGCGGATCCAAGGCCGGTTCGCGCAACTGTCCCGGCTGCTCGATCTCTCCAAGAGCTTCCAGATTTACGAGACCAGCAATCTGGAGGTGCGGACGAACCGCGACACCGGCGAGCAGTCGGTGCAGTTCGTGAACGAGCACAAGGATGTGGATGGCAAGCCCATCGCCCTGCCGAACCTCTTCATGCTCGCCATTCCGGTGTTCGAATCCGGCGCCCTCTACCGCGTCCCGGTTCGGTTCCGCTACCGCAAATCCGGCGCGACGGTGAAGTTCATCCTCTCGCTCTACGACCCGGAGAGCGCCTTTGACGATGCGCTGGACGAGGCCGTGAACACCGCCATGGAAGCGACGGATCTTCCGCTTTTCGCCGGTACGCCCGAGGCCGCGTAAGCGCCCACCGGCTCGATTTTCACAAAGAGAGCATCCGCCGCCCCGGTGAGATCGACATCGGAGCGGCGATTTCAGCGGACGGGCATGAGCTCGACTGCGTTCAGGTTTTGAGGGATCAAAGATGAAGACCGTCTTGGGAATTCTGGGCCTTGCCGCGCTGTTCGGCACGCTTGTCGGCATGTCGGCGGCGCTGGTCGCCAACGGACCGGGGGCTTGGTGATGGGCATCCTGCAATGGCAAATCCACGAAATGGCTTGCACGGCCGACGGCCCGCTGTTTGGGCAACTGCGCGTCGAGCGATGGCTCGACGGCGGCCCGTGGTTCGCTTACGGGGTCTTCGCCGGTGAGCGTCAACGCATCGCCGAGGGCACGTTCAACGGCGGGTTCCAGACCGCCGAGGAGGCGATGGCGGCGGTCGACGCCAAGGTGCTGACCGCCCTGCGCGGCATCCAGACCAACGGTGTAGCAGCCATTGCCGACGAGCGCCGCAGGCAGATCGAGGTGGAGGGCTGGACGCCAGAGCACGACGACGCGCACGACGAATTCGAGATGTCTTTGGCGGCTGCGGCCTACGCGGTCAGCGGGACTTTGGGGCCTTCCGCGCTACTCGATCAGGCGACGCAGGACGCTATCCGCAAGACGTGGCCGTTTCAGGCGCACTTGTTTCGCCCCACCGGAGGACGGAAGGACCTCGTGCGCGCCGGCGCCCTGATCGCTGCCGAGATCGACAGGCTGGATCGGGCCGCGCTCAGGCAGGAGGAGGCGGCCAATGCCTGATCCCGCTTCCGACACCGCGAAGATCATGGCTCGCATCGAGGCGCTGGTCATGACGGCCGCCGTGAACGCCGCCAATACCGGGGGCGATCACGCCACTGCGGCGACAGACCTCATGTGCGCATTCGTTCTGATTTCCATGCGGATGGGCACGCCCCCGGAAGAGGCAATCGAGATTTCGAGCCAGAACGCCATCGCCGCCTGCCGGGATTTCTGGGGCCAAACCGGGAGGAAGCTCGATGCCTGACAGCCTGGTTGACCGCCTGCGCGGAAAGTACGCGATGGGGCCGCACCTGCCCAACGGAAAGCCGGAATTCGGCTGGCGCCAGTTTGAGGCGCCGACGATCCAGCACGAAGCCGCGGCCGAGATCGAGCGGCTGCGGGACATCCTTATGGGCATTGAGATCATGACCGCGACCGGCGCGGGGCTCGACCCGAAAGAGACCATCGACATCCACCTGCTCGCCGCCGAGGGGCGGTCGGATGACCCGCATGCTTGGCGGGCCGATCCTGCTGCAATTGCCCGACTTCGCGTCGTGCTTAGGCAGGCGGGCGAGTGATGCCCCGAAAGAACGCACGCCCGGCGGCGCGTAAGGCCGCAAAGAAGCGGAAGCAAATGGCTGAGGCGAAGGCCAAAGAGCCGAAAGTCGGGCTGATAGCCCACCACGGGCATGGCGGCATGGCGATCCTCGCCCTGCTCGCGTCCAGCGGCCTTAGGAGAATGTGATGGTCTGGTGGATGGCTTTCCTCATTTGGATCGGAGGCTTTGAGGAGGTCTACGGCGGAGCGCGCGCGCAAGGCGACTCGTGGCTGGCATCCGTCATTGCCGCAGCGGGGTGGCCCTATCTGCTCGGACAATGGATTGCCATGAATATGCTGGAGGACCGGGAAGATGGCTGAGCACGTGGCCGTCTCCCGCCCGCCGCTGCGCTGGCACGGCGGCAAATGGCGCCTCGCGCCATGGATCGTCGCCCAGTTTCCCCCGCATGACTGCTATGTCGAACCCTTCGGAGGCGGCGCCTCGGTGCTGCTGCGCAAGCCGCGCGCCGCGCTCGATGTCTATAACGACCTCGACGGCGCCGTGGTCGCCCTTTTCCGCATCCTGCGCGATCACCCTGACGAGTTGATCCGCCGGGTCGAGTTGATGCCCTTCGCCCGGGCCGAGTTCGATGCCGCCCAGGACCCGGGCATGATACCGAAGGACGAGATTGACCTCAGCCTTCGCCTGCTCCTGCGCTCGCACATGGGCTTTTCCAACGCTGGGGCCTGCGGCCGCGGCGGACACCAGAAGACGGGCTTTCGCGGTCGCGGCATCCGCGCCGGGACCACCCCGCCCGAAAACTGGCGCCGGTTCCCGCCGGTGCTGCGCGAGGTGGCCGAGCGGCTGCGCGGCGTCGTCATCGAATGCCGGCCGGCGCTCGACCTGATCGCGGCGCAGGACGGGCCGTCGACGCTCTTCTATCTCGATCCGCCCTATCTGCCCGAAACCCGCGATGCTGGCGCCGATTACACGCACGAAATGACCGAGGCCGACCATGCCGATCTGCTGGCTGCGCTGGGATCGCTGCAAGGTGCGGTGGTGCTGTCGGGCTATGCCTCGCCGCTTTACGACCGCGCGCTGGCGGGCTGGCACCGGATCGAGCGGCCGACCTTCGCCGATGGCGCCCGCCCGCGGACCGAGGTGCTGTGGATGAACCGCGACCCGGCGCTGCCGCTTTTCGGAGGACAGAAATGACCGACCGCACGCAGCAACCGATCTACGTCCGACCGAAGGATGCGGAGAAGATGTTCGGCGTGAGCCGCACAACCTTCCATCGCTGGCTGAAAGAGGCCGGGCCAGCCATCACGTCCCGCAAGTGCGGGAACATCAGACTGATCCGCCGGGAGGACCTGGAAAACTGGCTTGAGGCCCGGGGTCAATGAAAACCGGATGGTATGCTAGATGGTATGCTGGACAGGTGATGGTGATAAAAAGGAAATAAAATCAATGGCAAATGGTGCGGACCACCCGCACCAAATACGCGCGCCGCTGAATCTGGCCTGCGCGAAACCGCGTGAAATCAAAGACTTTTGATATATTTGAGGGGCATGCGGTTGCATCTGGCGCGCATGGTTGGGCATTGTATTACCCACAATTTGCGCACGGTGGGCAAATGGTCGGCATCACACGGCATGGGAACGGCTGGCGTGCACAGGTCGCGCGTCGCGGCGAGCGGCGGTCCAAAGCATTTGCGACCACGCGCGGGGCCCAGGATTGGGCCGTGCGGCAGGAGCACCTGATCATGAATGCCAGCGTGATCGCGGCCGATCAAGCTTTCGGGATGCTTCTGGATCGCGATGCCCAGGAGGTCAGCCCGACCAAGCGGGGCGAAAGGTGGGAGGTGGTCAGGCCGAAGCGCCTCGGGCGCGACGACCTGGCCAAGGTCCGCCTGAGCGCGCTCCCCCCCAGCGCATCGCGGACTGGCGCGACCGCCGGTTGCTTGACGTGGCGCCGGTGTCGGTCAACCGCGAATTGTCATTGCGGAGCGCTGTGTGCGAGTTCGCGCGCCGTGAATTGGGGCTGCTGCAATCGAACCCGGTGCGGGACTTCCGCCGCCCGCCGGACCCTCAACCGCGCAACCGCCTGCCAACGGATGATGAGATGAAGCGCTTGGCCGTCGTCGCCGGGCCGGATCTGATCCGGTCGGGCGCGCGCCTTTCATGCCTTTCGATTCGGCCGCGAGAGGGCAATGCGCGCGGGCGAGATCTGCGGTCTGACCTGGGAAAGGACCGATCCGAAGACCCGGGTTGCCCATTTGCCCATGACCAAGAACGGCCATTTCCGCGACGTTCCGTTGACCCGCGCGGCGGTGGATCTTCTGCAAAAGCTGCCGCGAATGGATCCGGTGTCTGGCATGACAGCCGGTCGGCTTGATGCGAACTGGCGCAAGCTGCGGGCTGCGTCGGCTGTCGAGGATCTGCATGTCCACGACAGAGGTGGTTCGGTTCGTTTGAACAGTTTCGAGCCGTTTCCCAATTGGATTTCGCGCTCGGTTATGCCGCGACCGGGATTGCCCGTGGCGGGGTGAGATAGGCCAGACCGGGTGTCCGCCCGTCCAGCGATGAATGCGGTTTCCTCGTGTTGTCGAACGCCAGATAGCAGGCCAGCCCGTCCCGGGCGGCGGTCACGCCTTCATGGGCGCGCAGGTAGACCTCCTCGTATTTGACGCCGCGCCAGAGCCGCTCGACGAAGACGTTGTCGCGCCAGGCCCCCTTGCCATCCATGCTGATCTGGATGCCGGCGTCCGTCACTGCCTTGATGACGTCCATGGACGTGAACTGGCTACCCTGGTCCGTGTTCATGATCTCCGGCGCGCCGTATCGGGCCATGGCCTCGTCCAGCGCCTCCAGGCAGGGCCCGGTTTCCAGCGCGACTGACAGTCGCCAGGCCAGAACCTTGCGGCTGAACCAGTCGACGACCGCCGTCAGGCAGACGACCCCCCGGGCCATGGGCACATAGGCGATGTCCATCGCCCGGACCTGGTTGGAGCGGGGCACGGCCAGCTTTCGGAGCAGGTCGGGATGGATCTTGTGTCCCGGCGCCGGCTTCGAGGTGCCGGGCCGGCGATGGAGGACCTCGATGCCCATCCGTTTCATCGGCGTGGCGACATGCCGCCGACCGGTGGTGAAGCCCTCCTGGCCCAGCAGCCCCTTCAGCATCCGGCTGCCCGCGAAGGGGAAGTCCATGTGCCACCCGTCGATCCGGCGCATCAGCCGCAGGTTCTCCGCGCCGGTCGGGCGAGGCGCGGAGTAGAGGCTGCCGCGGCTGATCCCGAGCAGCTCGGCCTGACGGGTCAGGCTCTGCCTGTGCGCGCGGTCCGTCAT